TGGCTCTGGCATCACCGAGTCCCAGCACGAAGCCCTCGACACTCTCGTTCACGAGATCGACGAGTCCAGCTACGATGAAGTGACTTACGGGTCTGGCAATCGTGTGTCGACCTACATTGTCTGGGAGACTGCCGCCAAACTGAAGAAGATCCGCGAGGAGCAGTACACCTACTCAGGCAACAATGTGTCGCAGTCGGTCACGATCCAGTACGACGGTACCGGAGCGGTGAAGATGACAATGACCGAGGTCTACGCTTATTCAGGCAACAAGGTGACCTCGGTCACGAGGACGAAGAGCTGATGCCTCTCATCCAGATCATCATCGATGATTCAACCTCGAAGATCATCACCGGAACCTACGAGTTCGACCGCACCAATGGTGGGACTCTGCTCGTCCCTTCGGGTTCTTCGTTTCCTGGTACACCGGCAGCAAAGGAGCTGTTCTGGCGCACCGATGAGAGCAAGCTCTACCGGCGCAACGATGCGAACGCCGCGTGGGTTGCGGTGGTCTCAGCGGTGGCCACTCACGCGACTACGCATCAGCCCGGTGGCAGCGATGCGATGGCGGTGGACGCTGCCGCCGGTACAGGATCTCTGCGCACCCTTGGAACGGCGGCAACAGCGGCTTGCGCAGGGAACGACTCACGCCTAAGCGACGCTCGCGCCCCGACGGCGCATAAGACCACGCACGAGCCAGGCGGGTCGGATGCATTGACCGTTGATGCTGTCGCTGGCACGGGTTCTCTTCGAACCTTGGGGACAGCAGCCACCTCTGCGTGCGCAGGAAATGATACGCGGCTCAGCGATGCACGCACCCCTGCGGCTCACTCAACCTCTCACAAGCATGGCGGCTCGGACGAGGTAGCTACTGCGACTCCTGCGGCCAATGCGATCCCTAAGGCTGACGCCTCCAGCAAGATCGATGGCTGGGTGACTGCGAATGCCGTGGCGGGCACTCCTTCACTTCGACAACTGGGCACAGGAGCAACGGACGCCTGCGCTGGCAACGACGGGCGGCTTTCAAATGCTCGGACCCCAACAGCGCATGCCGCCTCTCACAACGCCGGAGGCTCCGATGCGCTGGCCATAGACGCAGTGGCAGGAACTGGCTCCCTGCGTACTCTTGGGACAGCCGCGACTGCTGCTTGCGCTGGTAACGACAGCAGGCTCTCCAACGCGCGAACGCCTACGGCGCACGCCTCTTCTCACAATGCAGGAGGCGGAGACGCGCTCGCCATCGACGCCGCTGCGGGAACTGGATCACTTAGGACTTTAGGAACAGCAGCAACTGCTGCTTGTGCGGGGAACGATTCACGCTTGAGTGATTCTCGTACTCCTACGGCGCACGCTACCTCGCACAAGAACGGTGGATCAGACGAGGTGGCAACCGCGACGGCAGCGGCCAACGCGATTCCCAAGGCTGCTGCGGGCGGGAAGCTCGACATCGGCTGGGTGCCACTCGGGGCTACCAGCACCACTGTCTGCGTGGGCAACGACTCACGTCTCTCGGATGCTCGGACACCAACAGCCCATGCCTCCAGCCACCAGCCTGGAGGTGGGGACGCGATGGCCGTTGATGCTGTCGCGGGGACCGGATCTCTCAGAACGCTGGGCACGGCAGCGACCGCTGCTTGTGCTGGTAACGACTCCAGGTTGAGCGATGCTCGGACGCCAACGGCGCACGCCACCTCTCATAAGAGTGGCGGGTCGGATGCCATCAAGCTCGATGAGCTGGCTGCTCCGACGGACATCACGACGCTCAATGCCACGACTGGGCAGCACGGTCTTCTTCCCAAGCTGGGTGGGGGGACGACCAACTTCCTTCGAGCTGATGGCACCTGGGCCGCACCTCCTGGCGGTGCCTCGCCGGTCTTCGGTACCGAGGCACAGATTGGAAGCAGTGAGGGGGATTCGACGACCACCGGGACCACCTACATATCCAAGCTGCTACTGACAACGCCCTCGATCCCGGCCGGGAACTACCACGTTACCTGGAGCATCGAGGCCGCAGCTAGTTCATCCAACCGGGATATTGGAATTGCACTCTACGGTGACGGAGTCCTTGCCGCTGAACACTCGGAGCGCCTCGTGGTTGCCAACTACTTCGTCTCGGTGAGCGGCGTGGCGAATGGGGCAATGGGGGCAGGGGTCCATACGGTGGAGCTGTTCTTCCGTAGGGCAGGCGGTTCCTCGGCCACCATCACCGTTCGCCGCGCACGCATCGAGTTCTGGAGGATCAGCTGATGAGTACCAAGTACACCTACTCGATCCAGAACGACTTCCCGAACCACAAGGTGGACACGAGCAGGCTGCTCTCTGAGATCCAGGACAGCGCCATCGTCACGGCTGCCGACTACATCAACACGTCGGGAGACGACTGCGATGTCTGGTTCAAGGATGCTCTCTCCGTTGGGGACGAGGCAGTGCTGGACGGGTTGGTGGCGGTACATTCCGGCGAGCCTCTGCCCGAGAACACTGCCACGCTGATCACTACGGGGAAGATCTCGGGAGATGGCTCCCCCATCCTGGCATCCCGCAAACCCGACAGCCCCAAGCTCACCTTCATCACACCCAACTGGTGCGACCGGACAAGCTGGTACCCCAGCTCTGTCTACGTCGAGGAGGAGGTCGCCACCGACAGTGGCGACCATACGACCTACAACCTCGCCCACCAAGAGGTGATCGATACCTTCCACGGCAAGATCACGTTCGAGGACTTCCTGAAGGACGGCTCGAACCGCAGCTACCGGGTGGCAGTGAAGGTCGATGACGAACTCAAGTTCGAGCAGGACCCACACACGGGGTCCGGTGGCGACTTCACCGTGAACTACGCTCTCGGCAAGATCACGTTCCTCGCCGCGCTTCAGGGAACGGAAGTGGTGAAGGTCACCTATCACTACGCCAACGGCAGCTCCTTCACCGTGGCCCCGATTGCGGGCAAGACGCTCGTGATCGAGAAGGTGGAGGTTCAGTGCTCGGATGACCTGGAGATGCTCGACACGTTCGTCTTCCAGGCGTACGGGCTCGTGGACGTGTTTGCGCCCTACCTCATGGAGCCGCCGTACAACCTGCCCTCGGGCACCAAGATCGCTCTCGGTGACCCGCTGAAGTACAAGACGATCAACGACATCATCAATGACAGCAATCACAGCTACCCCTCGTATCCAGCCATTGGTGGTAGTGGGTGGCGGGCGAACAAGAAGCCGCTCTGGATCTTCGCCTGGGACTACGACGTGGGCAGCACCCTGCTCCACTCCAGCTACGGGATGGAAGTCCGGATCAGCCTGGAGCACGAAACGAAGAGCGGGGGAACCAGTGCTACGGCGACGCTCTACTGCACGAGCGAGGACGAAGTTCTACCGTGAGCTACGATGCCTGCTGCTTCGCTGTTCGTTGGGGGGAGATTGTGGCTAGTGGAAGATCTCCATTGTGGCTACATGGCGACGTGCCCTGTGACTCGCCTAGTGATCGTCAGTGAGACGTTTCAAGGACTGGTCTACGATATTTGCGACGAGATGGGCATTGAAAGAGTGGAATTGACATCTTGCACTGGGACGGACAAGACGCCTGTGAAGGGCTAGACCTATGACAGGGCAGCTTCCGAAGATCACCATCGCTCCGATATTCGACTTGTGGAGTTTGATCCACTTCGGCTTCTGGGCCTTCATCTCGAGCACAGTCGGTGCCTGTTGGGAGCCGCCGCTCTGGGTGCATCTGCTCTACACGCTGGTTGGGAGCTACATCTGGGAAGGGATCGAGTATCCCTTGCAGAGGAAGTACCCTGCCAGGTGGAGCTACCGTCTGGAGGGCAAGCTCAACGCCTTCGTCGGTGATCCGATCTCGAATCTTCTCGGAGCCGCCTTTGGGTGGTTCGTGGTGGCCTATTACCGGAAGCATTTCTGGGTTTGGAGGAAGAAGTGAGCCGTGACCCAAAAACGACTCATTGTACGGATCCTCTGGGAGTGCCCATGGTGCGGGAAGCTCTGGACTCAGAAGCCGACACCCCGGTCGACATGCCCCACATGTCATGCCGTTGTGGGGGAAAGGGGCTGGGCATCACGGTCGGGTTCTCCACCACCAACAAGTGGATCTCCAGAATCATCCGATGGATCACTGGTGGTAAAATGAGCCATGCCTGGATCGCCTACGACGACTTCACGCTCGGCCTGCGGATGGTGATGCAGGCTGAGGCGTGGGCGTTTGAGGTCCGACCGTGGCAGCGGTGGATCAAAGAGAACAAGTGGGTGGCTGAGTTCCGGATGATTGGTGGTCGTCAGCATGTGGCTTTGCGGAAGAGAGCCCGTGACCTGGGGGCGAAGTACGACTGGGCTTCCGGATTGTGCGTGGGTATCTCTGCGTGGTTCAAGCGCTGGATCAAGTCCGGGTTCAGCTTTCGACCTAGTCGCACCCCAAAGAGATTGATGTGCTCCGAGGCCGTCGTGCGCTTCCTGAAGGACGCCGGGTGTCATAGTGTCTCCGATCTAGACGAAGAGCTGACATCCCCTGCAGAGCTGTACGACGTTGTGAGAAGCTCAAACGACTTCATGCCGGTGAGACGTCATGGCTGATACTCCTAAGAAACGAAAGACGGCTCCTACACAAGAGTTGTTCGCAAAGGTGATGGCTAAGTTGGAACGGCAAGACAAGCGCCTCAAGGTAATTGAGACACAACAGACCTTGATGCTCTCCTCCCTTCAGCGGCAGGGGCAGTTAACGGAGGACGTTAACCGTCGCTGCATGGAGAAACTTGGCCTGAAGTGCCCACTAGTGGAAGATGACGAAGATAACGGTACTGGCGCAGAAGATAATGGCAAGAATCTGTCAATAGTGGAGCAGTAAACATGGATGCGGCACTTGGACCAGTAATCTCTGCGCTTCTCAAGATGGGGGCACCTTGGGTGATCACTGCTGTGTTCGTTATGCTTTTTTGGGCAGAGAGGACTCAGAAGGATGCTTTGGCCAATAGGCTATATGATCTAGGTATGGCCATGGTCAAGACCAACACCGAGATGGGTCTAACTCTGAGAAAAGTAGAACACGATATTGAGGAGATTCGGAGGAATGACCATGAGTGATCCGAAAGACGACGAAACTTCTATTGGATCAATACTGATGGCCATGGGGGCGGTCACAGTGGAGCAGCTTAAGGTTGCCGTAGAAGAACAGAAGATCGCTTCGGAAGATGTTCTTCTGGGCAAAATCATGGTAGCTTCTGGTTGCATATCGCCTGAGCAGCTTGAGGTGGCTCTCAGTGCTCAGGCTGGTCTTCGTAGCAAGAAGAATGTGAAACGGGCTTACGCCCAAGCATCCATTGCAGAGAGTAGCGGAGCTGTAGTGGTAGGAATCGCATCGTTGGTTAGGAAGCAGTCTGAGATAACTCGTAAGAGCAGAACGGGTCAGGACTACCCGGCTGTCACTGACGATATGATCTGCAAAATGAGAAAGCCATAGATGTCATTCGGACCTACAGTACAAATTCAGTCCGGCGCCAAGGAGCCGATTGTTGTCATGGTCGTTGACAACAACGGTGATCCTATTGCTGGCTTGATTGACATCAAGCTAAAGGTGCGGCGCAACAGCGACGGATTCTACTTGGATTGGTCCGACAACATCTTCAAGGCCACCGTGACCCAGTTGCTGCAGGCCCTAGACGAGATCTCGGCGACCTTCAGCCCAGGGGAATATCACCTTAGTACTGTCACCCACATCGATGGATTCGACACGTCCACGTTTGCTGGAGCGCTGCCGGAAGAGGTGTACTTTTTCACAGCGGTTCAAGATGGTGGCAGTACTGCTGCCAACGTCCCTCAAATTGGCGAGATCAAGGTCGGCGGGTACGTCGACAATGTTGTTGAAGATCGGCTGCCCGTGATCTTTTAGGAGAGGACCATGTCCTATATCGCAGTGCTTCAAGGGGTTCCAACGTGGCTGCCGTTCGTTGCCGCCGATGTCAACACCGGAGCGCCTCGAGTTGGGATCACTTTCAGCCAGGTGGACGTAGCCTATAAGAAGGCCACTGATCCAAGTTTCATTCTCAAGCTTCTCTCGGGTCCTGATTTTCGAGAGAACGGCAACGGTGTCTACGAGATTTTGTTCTCATCGGGTGAGCTGGCAGTAGTTGGCTCATTCATTTTCGTGGTGAATGGAAACGGATCGCTGCCGTCGCCGCCTATTCGGCAGGCTCTCACCCAAGCGGTTGTCCAGTCGTCCAGTACCTACACACCTGGCACAATCAGTCTCAACACCAACATCCTCACGGGAAACCTGGTTGATCTGAAAGGTGTGGCCATGGTGGGTGAGGCAGTCAGCGCCCGATTGCTACAGGCGCCTGGCATCTTGGGGACGAACCCCAATCGTGGTGGTGTCGGAACCCAGATTGTGGCTGCGAAAACAGATCAGGCTGGGTTCTTCGCCCTCGAGGTGATTCAGGGTTCAGTGATTGATGTGGTGATCCCAAGCATCAACTACAGGCGAACGCTGACTGTCCCTAGCAACGCGACAGACAAGCTGTTCGACATTCCATAGGACGGAACCATGGCGGCCCCGACAAGCATCACTGTCAAGTTGGATCTCGACGAGTACAGCAAGTTCGAGAAAGACCGCCGCACGATGACGGTGACCTGGACTGCTGCGGGCGGCGGCGACATGAGTGGGCACGTTCTGAATCTGGAGCTTCGCAAAGCTCGTCGAGATCGTACGAGCGTGGCCTACACCAAGACCTTCGCGATTGTTGGCACTACTGACCCCGTATCTGGGACCTGGCTGATCAATTTGAAAGAGGATTGTGTCGATTCGGAGTTCATCAACACAATCCGTCGTGGGTACTACTTTGTTCGCGTCTCTCTGTCCACCAACGTGGCTGTCTATGGAGATTCGCCCGATGTTCCGATCTCCATTATGACTCCTGCGTTCCTACAGCAACAGTTCCTTTTTGGACTGCCGCTGGAGGCACGCGAACAGAAGATGGTCAAATTTCAACCCACTAACATCTCAGGTGTGGAAATCATCGAGGCCAGCCAGAGCCATCCCGTTGGGTTCTGCGCACTGACTTACGTGTACAACGATCCTCCAACGCAGCGTCAGTTGTCTTGGGGCGCCGGCCCGCTGGTCTCGATCACAGCACCAGGAAGGTACTTGCTGAAGTACGATTGCAACGGATCGGACTACATCGTGGTCCAGATTCGAAGTCTCTCAGCGTTGCCAACAGCGGGAGCCACCGACGATCTCTATATGTCGCATGCAAAGATCACTGACGCCATGATGCGCAGGTGGATTGAACAGGCGTGTGACTGGTTGGAGAACGACAAGATCGCTGGAGTGTTCCTTGAACCAACCAGGCTGGTCACTGATGTGGTTCTTCCTGGCAACGTGATCCCAGATTGGGATTTGATCATTCCGCCCATCACCTATTACCAGATGACGGCGGCCAAGTGGATCGACATCCTCTTTCCGTACATGAGCCTTCTGAGGCTGAATCGGCTCTTCGGAAAGATCGCCAACACTGAAGTGATCAATATTTCCCTGGACTGGATTGAAATCTCGGAGAAGAACGGTTTGGTGCAGCTGATTCCGTTCAACTCTTCCACGTCCAATCAGTTCCTGGGCATGGTGTGGGTGTCTGCCTTGAGCGGACCCATCGAGCTTCCTAACTTCTGGCACTTCGATGCCATTGCCGGCTTGCGAGATGTCGATCCGATCCTAATCGAGATCATAGGCAAGAAGGCTGCAATGGATGCTCTCACGCAGGCGGGGCACGCCTACCGAGGAGGCTTCTCGAGCCAGTCCATTTCACGCGATGGTGTGTCGGAGAGCGAATCCTACACAGCCAGTGCCATCTACGGGATCTACGCAGCAACTATTGAGGATTACAACAAATTCCTCAACCGGGAGATCAAACAGATCAAGGGTAGGTACCGAGGCTTGAACGTGGTGGTGCTGTAATTGTTGCCTGGGATTTCAACTACTTTATAATGGCGGACCAATGGCACCTCGTGGATCAGGATTAGGGATCGACTGGAACTTTCCAGTTCATCACGGGCTCATCGATGAACGCGGGGAAACCGTGATCCACGAGATCGGTCTGCGCTGCACGTGTCTCAACGAAGACACCATGGCCGGCGAGATTGAGCAGACTCATGTTCCCAGGAAACGAGTGACATTCCGCTGCGATATCTGTGGCGGAATGGGACTCATCTACAGGGATCCTAAGAAGATCGTCGCTCTCGTCACAGGGATCTCGGAGGACTACTCGAGAGACGAACAGGGTTGGCTCAGCCCTGGTGACTGTCTGATGTCTCCGCATCCCGAGTACATAGTCAGCGCCGGAGATAGGATTACCTTCACCTGGACGCAGCCGATTCCAGATGGACAAGTGATCGTGCGGGGAGCTGGAACCTTCAGCGACAACAGCACCAGGAAGACCGAGATCGATGAGTCAGAAGATCGACTTTGGTACCATGCTGCAAAGAGCCTGTGGTGCGAAGATCGAAATGGAAAGATCTACCAGCCCAACGGTGACTTTGTCCTGGATGGCAGCAAGGTGATCCGGTGGGTCGGGAACCGACCCAACCTGAATACGCCTTACACCATCAAGTACGAGGCCTACATCGAGTGGAAGGTCTTCACTCCATCTGGGGCCAGAAGAGATCGTGACAGGGACCTGGGAGATCGCGTCTATCTCCGCAAGAGTCACCTCGTCAACCCAAACGACAACCCGCAGGTGCGAACAGAGGACCGCATTCGCTTCTGCGCCAGGCTGGGATGCTGATGGTCGAAACCCACATCAATATCAAGATCGAAGTAGATCTTGGTGAGATCGGGAAGACGATCGAGAAAGCTGCCAGCGATGCTTTGAAGCAGCTGGCGACCCAGGCCTATGAGGAGTGGCAGTCTGAGGCAGGCCGCCGGCTGAAGACTACACGTCGCCGCTATCAGGATGCCCTCCACTGGACGATGAAGAGCGATACCGAAGCTGAGATCACTCTCTTCGCCAGAGACAAGAAAACGAACTGGATCGTTACAGCTTTGGAACGTGGTGTTGGGCCGTACTCGATCCGTGATGCTGCATTGAAGAAGGCCAAGCTCCAAACCAGTCGGACGATGAGCGACAAGCAGCGACGTGCCATGTTTGCCTACCTGGCCAGCGTAGGTCGATTGGGTCTTCCGCCGACTCCGTTTGCAGACATCCCGTTTCGCTCGCAAGGATCACTTGAGCAAGGTGATCCAAATTCTTGGAGGCGTATCTCCAAGAACACGAAACCTGGAAGTTGGAAACATCCAGGCTTCAAGCCTGGTGGATCGGGTGGTCCTGGACCTCTGCGGCCAGCGATCGTGGAGTACATCCAGAAAACAGCAGGCGACATCTTCACGCAGGTGTTCGCTTCAAGGATGAAGGCATGAGCATCCTTCCAGAGTATGTCCTGCAGCAGGCTCTCGTGCGCGGTGTGCGGGCATTCCGTGAAGACCAGACCCTTGTGCAGATGCTGTTCCGGAATCTCCATCAAGAAGACGTGATGGGATTGATCAAATTCCTTCGCGATAACACGATTGACATCGCGTTGAATTATCCTGAAGCACCGATCTCTGTTCCGGCTATTGTGATCACTCTCAAGAACGAGACAGAGAGCCAAGGCTTTCTTGGTGACGTACTGCAGCCTCCCAAGAGCATCAGAGCGACGGGGCACCCATTCCCGATGGAGGATGTAGAGGACCCAGCGGACGTACTGGGAGGTGGATCGGTCACAGACGTCGGTTTGAGCGATCAGCTTTTGGAGAGTCCGATTCAGGCTCTCGGTGGTACCTCTACTTCGCTCACGTTCTCTCTGCAGTCACCCTTCAAGATTTCTGATCCGTTTGAGGTGGACAACCTCCAGATCAGGGTTCTTCAGGGTACAGGTGCCGGTCAAGTTCGACAGGTTTCTAGCATCACGCCGAATCAAGTGTCCGGTACGGTGGCAGTAGAAGTGGATGCAGCTTGGGGAACTCCTCCTGACAGCACGTCGATCTTCTCTTTCTTCACAAGAGACCCGTTTGGTGTCCAGGGTGAGCCATCCAAGCTCTACGACAAGTCATCTGTGATTGAACGTATTGGGGCCCACTACCGAGTTTCCTATCAGCTGCTCATTGGCGGCCCTAATGCCGAGATCACGTTGTTCCTGTACGCTATCGTGAAAGCGATCATGTTTGTCAACTACACCTATCTTCAGAAGAGCGGGTTCATCAACCTGAAGATGAGTGGAACTGACTTTGTGACGAAGCCTGAGTACTTTCCAAGTAGATCTTATGCTCGCGCTTTGATCATGGAGTTCGAGCATTCGTTCGATGTGTACCTGGAGGTTGCGGCTGTCAACAAGCTCAGACTGGACATTGGAGTCTACGATCCGAATGTTGGTGATGGTTCAGGCACGGAACGGGTCGTTTCGTCAGTTGAGTTTGATCTGAATCAATAAAGGAGACCGGTCATGGCGACGAAAGTAGTTCGCAGTGAAAGCACGACGACCGAAGCTCCGGCTCCTTCTGCCTCGAACAGGTCGGAGGAAGTCGTTGCCCAGAAGTCGTCACAGCCCGTTGATCCCCCGATGCTTGTGACTTTCGATCGGTGGTTTGCGGCCAAGAAGTACAAGCCCCACTGGAAGGATGGGATGTTGGCCTTCACCAACACCGATGGTCGAAAGACCATGGAAGAGTGGGACTCCATCTTCAAGAAGTACTAACCAGGGTAGGAGCGAACAATGGCAAGATCAGTAACTTGGAACGGTATGACCCAGTACCGTCCGGGCGGGTTGACAAGGATCAACGCAAGCGCTCTCGCCCAGATCGGACTGGCTACCAACGGCATCATCGGCCTTGTCGGTGAGGCCGATGGTGGGCAACCACAATCGATCGTCACGATTGACGATCCCGCTCTCGCGAAGGATACCTTCCGAAGCGGCCCACTCGCTGATGCGATCAAGATCGCCTTTGATCCATCGAACGACCCCAGAATCCCTGGAGGGGCTTTCAGGTGCCTATGCATCAGGACCAATGATGGCACCAGGGCAACCCTGACATTGTACAACCGCTACTTCTCGGGGACTGCGGCAGCCGGTAGTTCGACAACCGTGATCAATGTGACGGGAGGGGCTTTCACACCTGATGCCCTCATCGGCAGTCAGCTGACGATCGGAAACGAGACCCGGGCGATCACGGACAACGATGCCACCTCGATCACGGTTGGAGTGGCGTTCTCTGCAGCACCGAGTGCAGGAACGGCGATCGAGGTTCTCGCTCCGGTCATGGTGCTGACCAGCGTCGACTACGGTGCCCACGCCAACATGGTCACCTTCGAGTTCGAGCCTGGTGTCAGCAAGGGCGAGGTCTGGACTGCAGCCTTCGAGAGCAAGCAGCAGGTCAGCCAAGACCTGGGTGGAAAGGCATTCCTTCAGGTCGAGTACGTCGGTCAGTTCACAACGACGGTCCTGGCCTCGGGAGTGACGACGGCAGGTGCTGCTAGCAGCATCACCGACTCCCTGGCTACCTTCGGTACGCTGACCAACCTGTTCGTCTACGTGTCGGGCGGTGGTCTGATTCAGCCGAACCTGCGCAAGATCGCATCCAACACTGGAACTCAGATCGACACGACGAATCCGTTCAGCGGCGTGCCCGCTGCCGGTGCTACCTATGAGGTTCGCAAGGATCAGATCCTAACTGGCACGGCTACCGGTGGAGGTGCCAGCAGCATCACCCTGGCCGCTGATCGCCACCTCGGTGTCGACGAGTTGGTTGGCATGCAGATCGTGATCACGAGCGGAACAGGTGCAGGTCAGCGCCGGATCATCACCGCCAATACGGCTGGGGTCAGCTCTGTGGTCACGGTGTCGCAGCCGTGGATCACGGTTCCGTATCTCTTGGCCACTCCGGGTGTGTACTCGATCCGTTATGCCACAGAGGCAACCGGATCGTTTGTAGGGTCCGCAGGCAAGGCCACCGGGTTCAGCACTTCGGTGGCGGTCAATGGGGCGGTAGCTGCGACGCAGCTAAACATCACCTTCGCTCCTGGTGACACGCTGGAGACGTTGGTTGGGACCATCAACGCCAACACCAACTACGTCGCCACGATTCCTTCGGGAGTCAACAAGCAGACCACGCTCTCGGAGTCGTTCGATTTCGATCTCGGCAATATTGGGGTCGAGCTTCGCAACGATCGGGGCGCGGTCCTCACGCAGCCGAACCCAACCTACAGTTACACGGTCCCGTGGCCGAACAACTTCAAGCGGGACTTGCAAGTGGCGATCGACGACATCAATGCCACCTGCGAGCTGCTGACGGCGGCCAGGGCTGCGACCACTCCGATTGCCGGCATGGGTCGTCCAGCTTGGACCGGGACGGGAAGTTCCGGCACTGTAGGCGACAGCATCAAGTACCTAGCTGGCGGTACGAGAGGCACCAGCTCGAACTCGGCTTTCCAAGCTGCTCTCGATCTGCTTCTTGGGGTCAGGGCCAACTTCGTCGTTCCTCTGATCTCTTATGATCTGACGGCTGACGGCTTCGGCTCCGATGCCATGTTCGCTTCGGTGGCGGCTCAGCTCAGCGCTCACTGCAAGGCAGCCAATGGCGTCGTCAAGTCGGAGCGCGGTGGCCTCCTGGGCATGGAGGGAACAAAGACGGAGATCCTCGACGAGGGTGCCCAGCTCAACAGCACCGATATTCAGCTCTCTGGCCAGAAGCTGAAGGTGCTGAACGTGGACGGCACTCTCACGATCATGCCTGAGTGGTCTCTGGCGGTGGCGGCAGCAGGCATGCGAGCGGGTGCGCCGGAGGTTGGCGAGCCGCTGACTCACAAGTACATCAAGACCTACGATCTGCTTCAGGATGCCAGCTGGGATCCTCTCGATCGCACGGACGCCAACCAGATGATCGGCGGTGGTATCCTCTTCGCCGAGTACATCAAGGGCAAGGGCACCAGGTTCGTCCGTGACCTCACCACCCACGTCCAAGACGACAACCTGGCCTACATGGAAGGTTCCGTTCGAGACTGCGTTCGCTACATTGCTTACGGTCTGCGGACGCTGCTGGAAGATCGATTCACAGGTGTCAAGGGCACGCCAGCCAATGCATCTGGGATCAAGCAGGCCGCTGCCACGTGGCTGGACGCAGCCAACGCCGAGAACATCTGTGTGACCTCACTCAATGAGAAGGGAGTGCTGGTGCCGGGTTACGAGAATCTGCGTGTCACGATCTCTGGTGACATTGCAACGGTCAAGGTTCAGGTCTATCCGGCAGTCGGGATCAACTTCCAGCTCAACGACATCTACCTCCAGCTGCCTAGGCAGGCTGCTTAAAGGGTTTGAAAAGGAAAAAGGAGAAACACCATGTCGATCAGCATTCCAGCAATCGTGGACGCGCAGCTTGCCAGCCTGAAGGCCACTCTTCTGCCTGTCAATGATGCGGTCACCAAGACCTCCAGCTCTCCGGTTCCGCCCTATGTGCAGGGCAACCGGGTAGCCGATCTGTTTCGGCTGCTCACGGGCCTCATCGACGCCGGCCCGCTGACGGCCACAGGCGGTACGGCGACTTCGGTTCAGGACACTGGGGCCTTCACCGGGGTCAACAGCTTGGTGGGGGCCAAGGTGACCTTCGTGGGAGATGTGACCGCAGCTCTGGCTGGGAAGTCGGCCTACGTGCTGACCAACACCACGGGTGCCCTGTTTTTTGCCCCTGGGGCGCTCCCAGCGACTCCACAGGCAGGTGATACCTACTCGGTCGAGTTCACCTCGGTGGATACCGATCTGGCCGTCCTGGACGGTGGGAAGGGCACTGGCAACAGCCAGTCGAATCCCTACAGCTCAGGCCCGAGTCTCATCAACGCCATGATGAAGCTCATTGCCCAGTTGGGTGGTGCGCTTCCGTCCTGGCTGGATTTTCACGCTGCCGAAGCATTCCATGTGGGATCCCCGCATGGTGGAGCAGGGTCTCTCGGCCATGGTGGAGCCCAGCTCCTGGCGTCCGGGATCCAGCTCGTCCGGGACACGGTAGCGGCGTACACAAAGCCTGCGTAATCTCAACAGGTTAACGCAGGATCTGCATTTCTTGACACCCTCGAGCGGACCAGCGTACGCTCGTCTACAAGATCCTGTTGTCCGCCAGGCCACAGGAACAGGACATCCCGGGGGGCTTTGGCCCCCCGGGCTCTGTCTTACTCGCCAGCGGCGCACCCTGGTCCGGATCGCTTCCCACGATCCGCCTTCAGTGCGCCCACTTCAAAGTGTTGATCTGAATAACAACAAGGATCGGAGGATTCTGTCATGGGTCTTGCAGCCCCGAACTACAGTGGTTCCCCGCAAGTGTTCTCGGGAGCGAGAGCACGATTCTACTACGATTCCACGCCAGTTGGCTATGCGGCCGGAGTCAGCGGGGAGGAGACGATCGACTATGAGCCGATCGAGGTACTTGATCTTCTGGAGGTCCGGGAGCACGTACCGGTGGCCTACCGGGTAACGCTGTCAGCGCAGATCTTCCGGGTGATCGGGGATTCGCTCAAGCAGCAGAACATCTTCCCGAAGCCCGAGGACATCATCACCTCGAACGCGATGTCGGCTCACATCGAGGACAAGGTGTCCAAGAACAACCCGGCGGCCTTCACTGGCGTCAGGTGTGCAGGGCACTCATTCGACGTGACCGCTCGAGGCATCGTGAGTGAGAACGTCAACTTTGTCGCGATCCGAGTCAAGGACGAGAGCGGCAACTAACCGCGAGCCTGGCCAGACAACAGGAGAAGAAAGATGATCGATCCAGCAACCCTTGGTGGTCCCGGTGGGCCACAATTTCGTGCTCCTGCTCAAGGTTCTGTACCTACACCGCCACCCACAGCTCCTCAGTTTGTGAACCACCCTGCACAACAGGGTCTCATGAACACTCCGATCGACAAGACGCGGACGTTCAACTTCCGTTACGAGTCCATGGTCGATGGACAGGTCTATGAGGGCACCTTCACGTGTCGAAAGCTGTCGGTAAGAGACCTGGCCCAGATGGGTGTCCGGAAGGTGCAGCTCAACGGCGGCTACCACTATGATGAAAAGAATCCCGGATGCGGGATCGAAGAGCACATCGATGGGATGAACGCAGTGATCGCCCATCTAGAGGTGGCGCTGGTTCAGGCTCCCTTCTGGTTCAAGCTCGATGATGTGTATGATCCACAACTACTCCACGAGGTGTACCAGAAAGTGGTGGAGTTCGAGAACTCGTTTTTTCGACGACCGGGGGGTCAGGTACAGCCTGGACAAAGCGGCCAGAATGCTAGCGGTCCAGCGGGTCAAAACACCAGCTCTGCTGGATCTGTTACGGCAGTGGGCGGTGGACAAGTACCACCTTCCATGGAGCCATGATGCGTTTCAGCAGCTCACGGTTCTTGAGCTGCTGACAGATTTCTGGGAAGACTACTATCGGCGCAATCCGGTAGAGACGAGGCGTACAGAGAGTGGTGATGTAGTTTACGCCAACACAGGTGATCCTCTTATCGATAAGTGGGAGCAGGAAATCGCAAGAGGACTTGTACCTGATCTGTACGAGGGCATCCCTCAGAAAAAGAAAGATCGTAAGCGTCAAGAGGATTCACTGAAAGAGCAGCAACGAGCCATGTTACTAGCTCGTGAAATATCGGCGGAAGGTTTCTCTGACGACTACGGCGACCGACGTAAGGCCAATCGGTAGAAGGGCGGTCCTTCATGGCAGCAGCCGGTGGTAGTGGCGATGGAAACAAGATCGTCATCGAACTTGAAGTCAGGGTCAAAGAGCTTCAGCAACAGCTGAACGATGCTCAGAAGAAGATCGACGGCTTTGAGGGCAAACAGAAGGGACACCGGACTCGACGCAAGAAGGATCACAAGGAACAGCTCAAAGAGACTGCTGCCGTTCACAAGGCACAAAAAGATCTAGTTAAGACCTACGACACGGCGGCGAAGTCATCCACTCGCATGCAGCGAGCCTGGTCCTTTATCAGAAAGGACACTCAGCAGACAGCCAAAGACATCAAGGCCATCTCCAAGCATGACGTTGGGAAGGGATTCTTTGGAGGTCTGGCCAGAGGTTCCGGTGCCGCCGGAATCTATCAATCGATCCGAGGACAGCCCGGCGGCCCAGGGCTTCGTCAGCGTTTGGGTGGCGCCATTGGTAGAGGAGTTACTGGGGCAGCTTCCATGGCTGGCGGCTTCATCATGGGAGGCATGCAGTCGGCCTACGAGAAGTACATGCAGTTTGGGGCGGCACAGTGGGGTATGGCGGGTCTTGGTTCTGGAAAAGCAGATCGTGGAAGAGGAAGGAAGGCCTTTGGAGCTGGAGTGAAATACGGCTTCACGCCGACTGAAACTGCTCAGATGGCTCCAGGAGTCGCTGCAGCCACAGGACAGCTTGGATCTACGACGTTGGCCCAGCAGTTTGCCATGGGCGGCGGCTACGGCCCTGGTCGAGTTGGCGAGGCCGTCCAGTACATGGGGACCATGCGCCAGGCTGGAACTGACTTCGGCGGTGGTGGAAAGGGAGCTTCCAAAGAGCTGTCCAAGACGATCGCCGCAGGCATGTACTCTGGTCTCGAGAAGGCCAGGCTGCCGGAGTTCTATGAAGGTGTGCGAGGATTGGTGCAGAGCCAGTTCAGCACTGCTGCCGGCAAGGTGGACTCTATCAACATCGCCAAGCAGCTTGCCATGATCGGTAAGGGTGGTGGTGTTGGATTCCAAGGAGCCAGAGGCTCCCAAGTTCTTGGCCAGCTCGATCAAATGATCAAGTCTCCCGGTGGAGGAGAAGCTGGTCAGGCCATGATCTTGCAGGCGATGGGCTTTGGGAAGCCTGGCGGAACGGTGAATTACTACGATGCCCTCAAGGGACAGCAAGAGGGCATTCGTGATCCAGACAACATCAAAAAGGTGATGAAGGAGGTCTACTCGCAGCGCGGTAACATCGAAGCTGGAGGCTCTGATCCGATAAACAGGGAGGCCAACCTTCAATTTTCGATGATGTCCGGATTGTCGATCAAACAAACGGAGCAGCTCAAGGACATCTACTCCAGTAGCAAGTCCCAGGAGGAGAAGGACAAGGAGATTAACGAGGTTCTGCAGGAGGCCAAACCAATCCAAGAGAGGGCACTTGACGCAGCCAAGGATGGATTTGCTGCCATCAAGAAACACATCGCTGGTGTTGAGGCTCAGCAGATCAGAATCGGATCAAAGATCGCCAAGCCAATGATGGAGCTTCAAGATCTGCAACTCAAGATTTTGGGGGTCATCGCTGGTTACTTTCCTCAGATGATCGACTTTCTAAAAAAGTTGTGGGGTACTCTGAAGGAGATCGGGATCTTCATCAAAGACATGGCGATGGCGGCTGTTGGCAAGTCTGAGGCAGAGTATGAGAAGGACATCGAGAATCGATACAAGGGCAGAATCGATTTGATCAAAAAATTCGCTCCCAAGACCTCGGCGGATTTTCTGAATCAACAATCGGGACTACAACAAGCCGCTTATCAGAAGGCAACTGAAGCTACCAAGACGACAGGTCCCACAGCCCTGTTGACGTACGCTGGTCTTGCTGGCGAGAGGAAAAATCAATTCGGTGGTGCGCTTACCCGCCGGACCTACAGTGCAAAGCTGGATGCTGAAGCAGCTCAGTCTCGCTCCTTGGCGGGTATCTATGTCAATGAAGCTTTGAAGGCGCAGGGGCTGGTGCAGCATGCTACGGGTCCGGAAGCTCAATCGATCTACAAAAAGATGGGCAACGTGGCTCCAGGGCAGGCTGGCATGATGGCAGAGCATTGGCTGCCACAACTTGTCGAAATCGCCAAGAAGAACAAAGAGGCTGCAGAGGCCTCGGTAGCCTTGGCAAAAAGCAAAGAGAACTTGGATAAGGACGCTGCTGCGTGGCGAACACGTCAGGAGGAGCGGGAGAGGAACCAAAAGGCAGGCGGGAATCCAAAGCATGGTGGAGTTGGTACCAGAAAAGCCACTCCTAGGGACTAAGATCAAATGCCAGACATCTTTGGATCAGAGATCTATGATGTGCCGAGGCAGTCGTCTCGCTGCCAGATCTTGGTTTACTCCCACATCTCCAAAGGAACAGAAGACAAAACCTACTCCGGTGCTGTCAACTGTTCTCGGGATGTTATCGAATGCAACACAGCCAAGTCGATCAAGGCCGGTGGGGGAGCTGGGTTCACTCTTGTTCCTAGGCGAAACTATCTCAACTTCATCTTCCCCAATGACTACGTCTACATCTATTTCGATCCAGGTGATGGACGTGGCTTCATTTTGACCTTCTTTGGATTTGTGGATCGAATTGAAAGGTCCATAGCAGTGTCAGGCAATGGTGAGTCTGTGACACGTTACAATGTCACGTGTTCTGATATCACCAAAGCTTTTGACAAGACTAACGTCTACTTCAATCCGCACATTGTAGATCGCGGAGATTTCGCCTCTCAATTTTTTGCGGGTACGAAGAACATGGGCGGATCGGCTCTGCGCACCAAAGGGCTCTCATGCTACGGTACTCCGGCCGACGTGGTCATGAGCCTAGCCCAGCGTCTCATGGGCTTCGGTGCTCAATTTGCTGTTCCCAAATCACATCCTACGGTGGGTGCCCTTGTTGATGCGAGCCGCAAGGTTCGATGGAAGAACCTGCTCAAGGTTCTGGCTTCCGACTTCCAAGATCTAGAATCACCTGAGGTGCTTGCCGACCTCAAGGCCACAGTGAACTCTGAAATGGCCCAAGTGATAGAAAGATCAATATCGGAACAAACGAGCCCATTGGCTCCTCAAGTTTCGTTCATCAAAGGCCTAGTTAGCGGTGCGATCAGTCTGTCAACAGATGTCTCCCTGGGCCAGCAGCCGCCACTTTCGTCAGCAGCATTCCAAGCAGTTCGATCTGGTTTAGCTGCCAAATATGACAGGGTAAATGATCCGCTCACTAGCTCGGCCATTGAGGAAGGAAACACCATCTTTCTTGGTGCCAAGCAGATCAGTCTTCTGGACTTGATCAATTTTGGATTTATGGAGACCGAAGCCATCAGCGGGGCCATTCTGGCAGCACAGATCTGGCAATCTCAGGGTTCTCTCTGGTCGATCATGAATTCGTGGTCCAATGACTTGGTCAACGAGCTGTTTCTTGATCTGCGCCCTGTTGGAGCTAACGACAGTTTCGATCTTCGAGAAGGAGCCTACAGTCGGAATCCGGACTATCTGCAGGGAAACACAGGCGGTGGTGTGCAGTTCGTCAATGCCATCGTGATGAGGGAGTACCCATTCTCGACTGTTGAAGCCGTTGTCCCAGCAATGTCTGTCAAGGTTCTAGGCAGTGCCCTTGGCGTGGTTCCGCTTGGTGGATTTGGAGACAGCGGTATCTGGTCTAAGGATCGAAACAAAGCAGGACGTAAGGTATCCAACATACAGTCGTTGAATCCGTTCACGCGTGTTGAGAAGCCTAGTGTCAAAGGCGTAAAGCACCTCGACGTAGTTAAGATCAGTGTCAATGACATCATCCAAGAAAAAGTTGGACGTACCGACGCCGACACTGTGAATCTGATCGAGGTCTACGCAGACATGGGGATTGGAGAGATGGGCAAGTACATGGACAATGATGTCCAGCCTGTCAGCAATCCGATCTCAATCATGCGCGATGGTCTTCGAGTACGCACGTATACGTCGAAGTTCGCTCGTTGGCCTGCCGAGAAAATGGGTGACGCCGGGCTGGACAACCCCGGAGCACGCTATCAGACCATTCGTTGGGCCCTCCTCCTTGACCACTGGTACCAACACAACAAGGAGTACTTGAACGGGACCATCACCACGAGGGCCTTTCCAGAGATCAGGGTTGGATACCGACTAGACATCGTGGAACGAGCTGAATCCTACTACGTCGAGGGAGTTAGCCATCAGTGGTCCTACAGTGATAAGGGATCGATGCTGGTTAGCAACTTCACAGTTAGTCGTGGACAACGCAACGACCCATTCCCTGTGTACGTGCTACCGGCGTTGACGGGTTTCGGTGGGTTGAATAACAGAAATGATGAGAGCCGATTGGCTCAATGCTTCCGACAACGAAATCCAGCGGCAGTGGCCAGCGCGTCTCTGCTATTCGGAGACACAGACGTGCTGTCGGATCAGTTCTTGGAAAACTTTACTGACATGAAGATCTCTGCTAACAAGTGGTCCTCGAACAAGAAGGGATACCTGGCCGCAGGGGCAATTCCGTATTCGTCCAAGGAGTACCTAGACGAAGCATGGGAACAGGTTGGTGCCACCGTCGAGGAACTGAAGAAGCTCGCCAAGGAAAAAGTGATCGATCCTGGAATGAAGGCACTGAAGTCTCTGTTTGGGTCAGGCGGCCCTACAGGTCCAACCGGATCAGGTACCAGCAATGGATGATGTCAAAGAACTGGACGGTTCCGTAGTCGCGTCGTCTCAGCACATCATAGACGACTGGATAACGGATCGAAGAATGATGCCTTTGCTTGGTATCATTCTGGACGTACATACTGCTGATCACAAAAACAACTTCTCAGCGCAACAGACGGCTGATCTTCGCGGTGTTCGTCACGAATGCACTATCCTGGCCACCGACTACCTGGGCAAGCAGCCAGACATTCTCATCCCACACGTGATCATCACCCCTGCTAGACATTCAGGGATCGACAACTTCGACGAAGACCTGCCTCGTGGTTGTTCCAAGATGGTCGACGGATCAGTCTACGACACAGGCCTCAAGAACATCGACTACGCCAAACTCGATGGTGAGTGGTGCATGGTCGGTTTCGTTGGAGGAGCCTTCGAGTGCCCGTTCATCTTGTGCTGGTGGCCACACCCAGCCAATCGCTACGACCTTGCGACCAGTGGCTCTGGGTACAAGGGCAAAGCACTGGTACAGTACGATCCAAAGAAGGACAGATCCAGATTCCTGCGTCGGATCAATGGTACCTACTTTGCAATCAACAAACTTGGTAGCGTCTACTTGGACACGACCGAGTCCAACTCCCAAGTCACTATCAAAGACGCGAAGGTCAAGAGAGAGCTGGTATCCAAGGGCGGTCACCTCCAGTTGGATATCGAGAAGAGTGCCCAGCTGGAGATCAATTTCAACGAAAAGGAGCACAAGGGTCCTAGGCTTGGCGCCGGCAGTACGAAGTCCGCTCCTGTCACTGATGTTGACCTTCCACACCCAGATCAACCCGTCACGGGTAGTCCGAAAGCCCGGTCTACCAAGCGTGGGTACCGACGGCAAAAGCAGTGGGAGACCTTTGAGAAGACTTCTAGATACGATCTCTTTTGCGAAAACACAGAGGCTGAGGGTGACTCAGACAAGGGCAAGAAGGGGGAGGCCCTGCTCAAGGCTGAGGATACCATCTCAATCACGGTAGCCAAGGGAACTGACACAGGCACCATGATCAACATCGCAAAGGGCAAGATTCAGCTCTGGAGCGATGATGGAACTCAGATCAATGTACTTAATGACGAGGTGCAGCTCGTTACCAAAGGGGGTGGGTCTGTAGTTGTTAAAGGACAGGTCGTCACAGTAAATGGCCTGGTGAATGTTACCGGACCATTGTCTGTTGGTGGTGTTGGGGTTCCGACAATCTTGGGCACTCCGTTCCTGGCAGATCTTGGAGCGGACTACCTGGCAAAAGAGCTGGCATGCGCCACCACGACGCTGGCCCAGTGGAAAGCCCTGGCTGTAGCCAGCACAGGCCCGCTCGTGCCTCTCAAGGTGGCCTTTGAAGCAATGGCCACGGCCTGGGAGCTGTACAAAAACTCCATCCAGGCCTACATGACCAAGGCAATTCTACCACCGGCAGCCAACACATACCTGGCGAAGAACACGACTACCACATGATCTGCCCGCTTTTCCCACCGCTTCCTATTCTCTCGCTGAACATCCCAGCGATACCGTCGATCCCTTCGTTGCCTACTCTTCCTATGATCCCTATTCCAACGTTGCCGTCGATCAACCTAGAGATCCCACCGATCCCGTTGCCTCCGATTCCTGTTCTCTCGCTGAACATTCCAGTGATCCCATCGATCCCTGCGTTGCCCACGCTTCCAACAATTCCGATCCCGACACTCCCGTCGATCAATCTAGAGATACCACCGATCCCACTGCCGCCGATCCCAATATTGGCAATCAACATTCCAGTGATCCCATCGATCCCTGCGTTGCCCACGTTACCCACGCTGCCGGACTTGTCATTGACGTTCCCGTGTCCGACCGTGGAGGAGAAGCTGTAGATGGCTGACACCAAGGCTCTTGTCCTAAGAACATCTACTCCAGCGGCCACTGTAGAGCGCCGGTTCTGGGCTACAGCAACCAGTGGCAAGATCCTTGGTTTGAGCTATTCCGGAAGCTCTGGTGTAGTCCTGTCCAGTGCCTACTCGATCTACCTTCTTGATCTGGCCACGAACTCGATCATGAATGTCCCTGGGTTGGACCCAGCTGGTAGGACGAATGAGGCGTTGTATCAGTTTCCTATGGCTCCTCAGCAGTACGAATGCACAGAGCCAGCCTCTACGGTGATCACTCCTACTCAGGAGGGAGGGAAGTTCGTCGAGAGTCAAGGAAGTCTATTCAAGGACATTAGGATCGGAGGTACGGTAGGGTTTCGTCCCAATCCAGCGTCTACAGAATTGATCCCGGGTCTTGGTAAGGCTACGGGAGTGCAGTTGACAATGCCGGGTGCCCTGCAGCAGTTGTTCAATGATGAGAGAGGGTTGTCCCCGGATGAGGCCACCGGCTTCGACGACATCATCTTCTTGCGCAACATATTCAGGGCCTATTGGGATTTCAAACAGAATCCAGACACGGCCCGAAGGGTTGCCCTGGTGTGGATCTACGCCAAGGAGTCCGAGTCGTGGGTCGTGGAACCGATGTCGTTTGTCACAAGTAGGGAGTCCAGCAAGCCATTGAGCTGGACCTACCAGATTCAACTGAGGACTCTCTATCCTTTGGGCTACACGTTTGTAGTAGTTGACGATGCTCTCGGATTCTTTGGAGGTCTTTCCAAGTTCCTCGGAGCCGTTCAGACACTGACAAAGGCGATCAAGGATATCGGTAAGTTCTTCAACCAGCTGTCCAGCCTAGTCAACTACATCGTTCGTCTTCCGTTCAAGCTTGTCAACGACATCATCGGAGGTGCCCTTTCTGTGATGTCGTCATTGTCTGATCTGAAAAACAGCTTGGATTTCTCGAATCTGCCAAAGCAGACCTGGGAGAAATGGGGATCAGACCTCAGAGAGGCCTACTATATCATGACCGGCGTGTCGAACACGTCGACGCCAACGGCCCCTCCGACAAGCAGCATCAACCCAGCTCCGAAAGACGCACCCGCGAATAATCGTGGTGCGACTGGGCAAGAAGGTAGAGACGGGGAAGCAGCTAAGGTGATCCGTGATGGTCTTCGTACTTTCAACTCCCTGATCACCAGCAGTTTGCTATGGGCGCAGAGCAAACAGGTACAGGTCAAGGACTACTCATCGGCCTATCTGGATGAATTTGGTGAGCCTCCTCTCACCGCCGGTTCTCCTCTCAATGTTTCTAACATCACGGTACCGGAATCGGCCAAGCAAGTGATCATTGAGGGAGGCGAAGACCTGCGAGCGATTGCAAAGAGGCTTCTCGGAAACGAAGCCTTGTGGAAGCTTCTGGCGATCCTAAATAATCTCAAGTCTCCCTACATTGCTGCTGTGAGGTCTCCTGGCGTGTTGACGTATGGAGATCCTATTCTGATCCCGAAATCTGCTGATGGAATTGAGGCACAGAGTGGAGTTGCATCCACGACCAATACTGATGCAGCTTTAGAGGCTCTAGATCCGGTCATGAAGCGATACGGGCGAGACATTCGTCTGATATCCGTGAGCGATGATGGGGAAGCAGATCTAGGTGTCAACCAGCGCGGTGATTTCGATACGGTAGACGGAGTGGACAATGTCCACCAAGCAGTGATGATCAAGTTTTCAACAGAGCAGGGTGAACTGGCGACCCATCCCACGTTTGGGGCAAAGTACGCCATCGGTACGAAGTTCCCTTCGTTGGCCAAGTTGCAAGAATTCTCTCTCAATGCACAGAGGACGCTGCGCCAGGATCCGCGTGTTGAAGAGATCACTGAATTTGGGATCAAAATCTACGCAGACCAGGTCCAACTCAAGGCGAAAGCTAGGCTACGTGGGGCGGATGTGCAGCTCCCCGTGTCTTTTCTGGTGAGGAGATAGTTATGGCATTCCAGCCTCGCAACTTCGAGCAGATCCTCACGGACATGATTGCCCACATGAGGGCAAACACCACGGTGACGGATTACACTGTTGGTTCTGTGGCCAGGACTCTTCTCGAGGCGTGTGCCCTGGAAGACGATGAGCAGTACTACCAGATGGTCATGCTGCTCGACGCTTTCAGGATTGCCACCTCGTCTGGAACCGATCTAGACGAGCGGGCGGCCGACTACAACCTCACTCGATTGGCTGCGTCATCATCCAGTGGTGAGGTAACAGTCCAAGATGGATCGTTGGTCACTAGCACATTGAAGTTTGATGTGACTTCTGGATCACCAAAGACCGTCTCCCTTGTAGACTCCAGCGACTTCCCGACAACGCCTCCCAACTTCACTGTTCGTATTGGGGAAGGAACCCCTCAAGTAGAGGATTGCACAGTCACGCTGCACAACCCTACTCTTGGAACCTTCTCAGTATCTACTCTGCTAAACAACCATGAGGCAGGCGAGAGAATATCCAAACTAGGAGCTGGAGTCAGGACGATCAATTCTGGTCTTCAGGTGCAGGTACCAGCAAAGGGTAACAGCCCCGCTGTCACTTTTATCTCTACACTCAAGGTGACCCTGGCTGATGGAAACTACGAATCGTCTCCAATATCGATCCGAAGCAACAGCACTGGCAAGACCACGAATGTTTCTCCTACGCAGATCTCCCAGTTCCAGGGGTCAGCCCCATTCACTGGAGCTACTGTTACCAATAAGAAGTCGACATCAGGTGGCCGAGACATCGAAACAGACGATGAGTTCAGGGCTCGCCTGTTGCGCCGAATCAGAGAGTTATCTCGAGGCACTGTCAATGCTATCGAATCGGCCGTCATCGGAACCACGGACGCCACCACAGGTCGCAGCATTGTTACTTCCAAGATGCGGGAGGACTTCTCTGATCCGTTCAACAATGTCATCTACGTCGACGATGGGACTGGGTTCACCCCGACAAAGACCAACATGGCCCAAACGTCCCTCAGTGCCCTCCATCTAGCTGGCGTTACGACGTTGAATGTCAGCTCAGTCAGCAATTTCCCAGACAGTGGATACGTGCTGATCGACGCCAATGGGGCCTCGGCTGAATACGTCAAGTACACCAGTCTCGGTCCTGGAAACGTGATCAATCTGGCGTCATCAACGGCGAATGGCCATGCCAGCGGGCAGACGGTTCGACTGGTTGATGTGGTTGGCGTAGCCGAGGACGCTCAGAACTTCTTCCAGCTTCCAAATTGGCCCGTGCTTGAGAACACATTGGAGCTGTACGACAACGATTCAGGATCATTTGTTCGAAGAACAGAGAAGACTGAGTTCTACGTCAATCGGACCAACGGGGAGATCCAGTACCTGGGGACAGGCCTGAACGCCGGCACGGTGGTTCTGTCCCATTGCTCCTTCTACACTGGTCTTATGGCACAGGTCCAGAAGGTGATCACGGGTGATCCAAACAACCGATCCAACTACCCCGGCGTGGTAGCCGGCGGTATTATGGTCCACGTTGGAACACCGATCATTCGTCGGATTTCGGTTACTGTCACGATCACGGCCAAGAACGGGTACGACGAGATTCAGCTGCGGGGAGAGGTTCAGCGAGACGTCGAATCCTACATCGATGGTCTACTGATCGGGGAGAATGTGTATCGTTCCAAGATCATCGAGAAAGCAGTGAGAATCACAGGTGTGGAGAACGCCGTAGTGACGTACCCTACGGAAGACCTTGTGATCTTGGAAAATGAATTGCCTACTCCCTACGACATCAACGGCAACAGCCTGGTGACGGTGATCTAAAATGACATCCACCAAGTCCGCCATTCGAGAGTGCCGAGACCAGCTCTTCCTGGACAGATCTGTTGGCAACTATCTGTCCAGGGTTGGGTCGAACTTGAGCATGGACCGACCTCAGCTTGGCTACCACAACGATAGCTTGTGGCGGGCCGTGGTGCGTCGTGGAGCCGTCGACTACTTGCAGATTGCCAACCTGTTCCGGGATTGGCTTGATGTTGTGTTTGGACCTCGAGTCACGGTGACGTCGGTTCTTTCTCAGACGACAGCGGCCTATGACGAATTTCTGATGATCGCTGATCCAAAACGACTTCCGCAGCGTGGGACAGTCGTTGTCAACGAGGGTTTGGTGACAGAGCAGACTTGGCTCTACACCTTCATCGATCCGCTCACCGGAAAGATGGACCTTTCGGGAGTGTTGAGCGACGTCATCGATCCGGACAGCAACAATGCCTTTGGGACATTGCTGTCTGATGCCTTGATCGGAGCCACCTCACTACAGTTGTTGCTATCTCAGGCTGCTGCCTTTCCCACGTCTGGCTTCCCAAAGACTTTGCTTCTGGATGCTGGAACAGCTAGCGAAGAGGTGGTTACCCTAACCGGCCATGCCACGCCAGACAGTGCGCTGACGGTTTCCGCTCTGACCAAAGACCATTTCGGCCCCACTTCGTCGCCCGTGACCACTAGGTTCAAGCGATCTGAGGAGGGTGGCCAGGTCATTTTCGTTGTCGACTCTTCTTCCTTCCCCAAGGAAGGGTTGATCAAGATCATTGACAACGGATTTGGATCCACAGAGACCGTCGAGTTCTACAACAACGATCCGGAAAACGGCATCCTCTATCTTCGAACAGCGATCACCAATTCCTACACCACTCTCACCACTCCGGTGACATTGATGAGAACTGGCTGCACAGTGCAGCTTGCACAGCTTCAGGTCAAGGGAGTCGGCTGGGAGGTGTTCCAGACAGAGCCACGCAAGATTCAGATCTACATCCCCAAAAGCATCGTGGAAGATCGATTGATCGATGCATCTTTTCTGCATGGGGATTTTTCATCGATTCCAGCTAGCAGCTTGGCCGCCAATGCCAGCATTGGCGATTCACTGGTCATGGTCAACAACGGTCAGGACTTTCCGGTTGCCGGAAGTGTAATCATCGGTATTGGCTTTGGATCAGAAGAGAAGAGGAGTTACTGGCGTATCGGTGACTTTGATACAAGAATTTCAGCACGACCGGTCAGGGCAACAGGCACTCTCACAGTCGTTGCTCCTGGGTTGATCTCTGATGGAGAGACCTTCACCCTCAATGATGGGTTGAATCCTCCTCGTGTCTTCGAGTACGACAAGACGGGTGCCTGGACCCCGGCCAACGTCAGAGTGAACATAGCTACAGCTGTGACGGTACAGGATGTCCGCGACGCGACACTTCTTGCGATCAACACGGCATCATCGCTTGACATGTCTTCCACAGTTCTGACCGTCAGCCAGTTGTCGTTGCGCAACTATCATTACGGAACAACAGGAAATCAGACCCAGTCAGACACGGTAGCTGATCTAGGATTCATTCTGACCAACATGACGGGTGGTGTAGACGGAATACCTGTTGGAACGTCTACTCTCTACGTCGATAGTGCCATGACAATCTGGGAAGCCAGGTACATGACCAAACAGCTTCTCATTGGTCGCGGTACTGGCACACCTGAGGTTGTGATCTGGAGTTCCATTGATCTGCAGCACAACACGATTCAATTAGCCAGCCCAACAACGCTGCTGCACAACGACCTGGACTTCTGCGAGGTCTATCCCAAGAACCAGTTCAACCTCAACGTACCGTTGTCGAATGCTCACTTGGCCCTTGATGGTGTGCAGCTAGTTCACGATCAATACCCAGCAACCGATCTGGAGCTTGGTGATCCTACTGTTGCACCGACTAGTGACGACACTAGGTACCGAGGTCACTACGTCTACTACCCAGGCAACTCGGCTCGCCGCAACAACATCGCGTCGGCCAACTTGTCAGAGCACCTTGCTGGGCCCGTGGGTTTGATTGTGGATGCTGTGTCGGGGTACACGTCTCTTGAGGTGCCAGATGCGGCTCTATTCGAGAGCACTGGAGCCTTCAGTGTCACCATTGGAAGAAAACGAGGATCTACTGAATCTGTAGAGACATCAGGTGCCGCTGTTTTGGGAACCACTATGGTCACGCTGCCGGCGGTAGCGGTTCCGATTGGTTCCACGTCTGTTGCTTTGAGCCTTGGAGACGGGTTGCTGTTCCCCAAGCCATCCGGAGGGGCCCCCTACGGCTACCGTCTTGAGCTTGACGTCAACAACGTCACCGGGAGGTCTCTGATCGGTGTCCGCGAGGTGATTGGAGACACGATTTACTTCGAGACACCCACCACGGTTGGCTACGTGGGCGGCGAGACAATCCGTCTGAAGTCTGACGTGATCTTGCTGTCAGCACCGTTGGCCAACAAGCATCTTGGCAAAATCCCGTACACCAACAGATTGAGCCTGACCCCAGGTAGCCTGTTGTCACCGGACAAGGTTCACCTGGTGGAAGAGCTACGGACCTATATCACGGTCACGTCGATCACCGATATGCCAACTGTGCTTGGCACAGTGATCTTCAATTTCGGTACAGGCTCAACTCCTGTTGAGGGGCGCACCAAAGTTACCCTTACAGCAGGGGGCGTCAACGCCGATCTTGACGACACGTCCCGGTTCCCAACTGGCGACTTCATGATCGTAATAGGATCAGGATCGAAGCGAGAACGCCGGCACGTGAGCAGCAACAACGTGGGTCTGAACAGGCTGATCTTGAGCAGTGGTGCTGACTACACCCACGAAAAGTGGACACAAGTACAGTTTGATCCGGGAGACCAGACCGAGGTAAGCTACGATGCCACGGTGACCTTGGTTGGTCCTATCAATCGACTTGTGTTCAACGAGGGAGTCTACCTGCCGGCGCACTTCCAGAAGAATCTGCCGGTAGTAGCAAAAGCCAAAGAAAGCGAACCTTCTGACTACGGGACCGACTACCCGCTCATCCTCTGGGGAGGATGGGACACCCAGCTGCGATTTCTGCTAGACTGGGGCCGGGCTGCTGGCGTTCAGGTAGTCGTCATCACGGACAAGTAGGAGAGGACCATGCCGAAGGCACTCTTGACCCACGCAAATGAGCGGATTGACAAGGTCGATCTGGACTTCGCAGCGCTATTTGGTCGGAATACCACCAACATGGCGATGAGGAAACTGATCCTAGATCAACAAGACCGACTCGTCAGTGGGTTCCGTGTGGAGCTTCCCGATCAGACAAGCAACCCGGGTCGAGTGGTCATTCACGGAGGCTATGGTCTGGACCGAGATGGTAATCTGATCTTCAATGAAGCCCAGATTGACATCACCAGGGACATCATCCTGGAAGGATCCAACACGACCTTCTATCTCGAGGTTGAATTCTTCGAGCCCATCTCTGACGTTGATGCCAGGGCCTTCTGGGATCCAACGGTTGACCAGGGCACAGATCCATCCGGCGACCCAAAGCCTTACGGCCAGGAGTTCTTCGCCAACGTGGCAGCACGGAAGACGCCAGACTGGCGCATCGTGCAGCCCGTTAGCACGACCGGATTCCAGAGAGACGCTGGCGGCACAGTGTCCTCTACCAGGATTCCTCTGCTCAAGGTAGCAACAGACGCGCTCAATGAGATCACCTTGGCTGTCAACGTTGGCCTGGCTGTTGGCCCCGCCAGCACCATTCTTCTTGAACGGATTTCGTCTACTGTGCTGAGAGTGCAAGAGGCGTCGTTTTTCTTCGCTGGCCATCTTCTGACCGTTGACTACGGTGGGGCGGGAGCTGAGACGGCCACCATCGCTACCGTTGATCCAGAAACCGGTGTTGTCACTTTGACAGGTGCTCTGATCGGAACTCCGGCGCCTGGAGCGATCATCCGAGGTGACACTGGGGCTACCCAGTTCATCGAAGAGTCCAAGGTTGGCCGCTACCGCCGGCCTTCTGAGACCAATGTCATCGACTATCGAGATCGGATGTTTCAGGGCGACGAGGTCCACGGCGACATTCTCAATCGTGGTCATGACTCGATCACGGACAAAACAGACCTGAATCTTCGATCTTTGAAAGATTATGTCGACTATCTGTCGGCGCAGATCGAGGACATGAAGTGGGGTTCCCACAATCCATGGGATGCTGGGCTTGCCGCAACACGCGTTCCTCCTGGTCTCCAGACTGCTTTGCCTACAGTTCCAAGGCACTACCACAAGTCTGGTGGGATCATGGGTGCCCGCACAGCAGCAATCACTGTGGGCGATGGAGTGAACTCGTGGGGTGACTTCAATGGAAACTTGGAGACCGCTCTCCAGGCTGCTCACGATGCTCTTCCAGCATCCGGTGGGCGGATCTTCCTGAAGCGTGGGGTCTACGGTCTTGCGAATGACTTCGACTGGACTAGCACTGGATCAGTAGTGCTAGAGGGAGAAGAGGGAACCCAGATCGTCCTTGGTGGTGGAAAGATCCATATCGCAACCACAGGTTCTGTGACTCTCAAGAATCTGGCTATCTACGGATTCACAACCTACATTGGAATTTTGGTGGATACTGCGAATCCTTCTGGGTTCGTGATGCAAGATGTGTTTTGCCAGGATGCCGCATTCAATTTGAATGCTGTGCTGCCTGGGACCTCGACGTTTCGTAGGGTGTGGTTTTGGGGCACTATCGGTGCTATGGCCTCGATCCCGTTGTTCAAGATCACGGGAGCGAATGGTACGATCAGTGGTACCTTCACGGAATGTGATTTCAACCACCTTACGATGATCTCGTTGTCCTGTAGTCTCATCGACTGCATCAATGGTGCTCCAACAGCAGGTTTGTCAGCGGTCAACTTTCAGGACTGTAGCTTCGCATCTGCGTTGCTGAACGCTGAGAGCATCCACCTCGGTAACTCTGGAAACATCATCCACTTCGATCGATGTTTGTTCTGGTCGTGGTTGACAGTGGTCCACGTCCGCATGACAGGTGGAACGAACGTTAAGTTCACCAACTGTGTAGGTATGGACAACTTTGCTGGCTTCCTGGCAGCAGAGAATGTCGATCATCTCGAAGTGAGTGGCTACCTGAACAACAACGCTGTGGCCTTCCCAGTGATCGATCTGTATGACTGCAGTGGAGTCAAGATCGTCGACGGTGATTTTGCTGTATCGTCTGGCTCGTCATTGGGAAATGCTTGCATCAAGATCACCAGTCAGAATGAGAGCCTTGAAGACATCTTGATCGAGAGCAACTCCATGACAGGGCCTAGTGGAGCCAACCAGGCCCTAGGCATTCTGTTCGTGCTCAATTCAGCTGCAGCACGAACAATCGGCAATGTGAAGATCATCGACAACGACTTCACCAATGTCGAGGCAGGGGTGTACTTCGCCAATCCTCTCTCCGCTGCAGTTGGTATCTACCGGAACGTCATAATCACTGGAAACGAGTTTCGTGGTAGCACAACAGGCGTAGCAGCAGACAGCCTGAAGGTTGGTCTTCTCTTTGGAGATCGATCTCAACGGCAGACGGTGACCATCAGTGACAACATCTTTGACGGCGTCAATCCGGATACCACGACGCTTGCTGGAGGCATAGCCAATAGATCAGCAATCTGCATCTTGGGGACCAGCAATTACCAGTTCCGGATCAGTGGAAACCAGATCTACAAGGTGGGTGCCACTGGGTTCGAGATTGCGGACACATGCGGAATCTACGCTACTCAGCTTGGTCTGAGCACCATTGTCGACAATGTCATCCAGACAGTGATTGGAGTCGCAGGCTTCGGAATCCGCATTGTTACAGACATCTCGAATTCCAAGATCAGTGACAACGTCATCTTTGGATGCACCTCCTCGGGTGGCTCCGGCCTCCAGAGCTACGGGTGGGGAATCCAAGCAGAGTCCGCTCTCAATGTCACTATTACTGGAAATGAGATCGGAGCCTGCTACGGGTCTGGTATATTTGGAATTGCGATCGGAGGCTCTTCGTCCACAGGAAGCTGGGTCAACGTTTCCATTACAGGAAACACAGCAACAGGAACGTTCGCTGCCCAGCTACGAATGGTGAACCTAAGTGCTCAGACCGTTTCTGGCATCACAATCAGTTCCAATACTGGGTACCTTACAGAGATCGGAATTGCGATCATTTCTCTTCCTGGATCGTTGTCTTACAACAACATTCAGATCACCGAGAATTCAATCATCGGTGATGCTGGCGTTTGGGTGAATTTGACCTTTGCCACTACCGACTACAGGAATGTTTCAGTCAATGGAAACTCACTCCAAACGTACACCTATGAGTCAATCGTAGTCACCAAGGTCAATGGGCTGGTGATTAGCAAGAACAACGCGCATTCGACAGCGGCCAAACACAATATCTACTGCCAAGACTGCACCAAGTCCACGATCACTGGAAACTACCTGCACACCATTGATGGTGCCACCATCTACAATGTCCATCTTGGATCTGCTGGCAATGTTGTCTACCTGGTTGGTAACAATGTCTGTGACCGAAGTGGTGGCATTGTGGGCCAGTCGATCTTCACATCAGGTTCTGGTAACAGCCTAGTTCCTACTGGTGCGAATGGGCAGGGTCTGATCTGTGATAACCTAATCAAAACTGCGTGTGTAGCAAACCCTGGGGACATGATACACGATACGAATACTTTGTTCCCATAGCTATCGAGGAGTGACAATGGTAACCGTATGGCCGCCAGTTGTACCAGAGAAGTGGGGTAGCAAAATTGAGGTTGAGGTAGTGGATGAGACACACGTCAAACTCAAGGATAAAGCAACGGGCCACGTGCTGATGACCTTGGACAAGGCTCAGTACGAATCTCAGGTGCATCCAGTGTTCGAAAACCACAACGGGAAATAGAGGAGATCATCATGAGAAATCTCATTGCAACGCTGATCTTGACCACGGCCCTGTCTCTCACACTGCCGGCGATGGCCCAGGCTCCTACGACACAACCTGCTGCAGCGGTCATCAAAACCTCTGTCTCTGCTCCGGCAGTCAAGACAGAGGTGCCTGCAGTCAAGACAGAAGCTCCTGCAGTCAAGACAGAAGCTCCTGCAACACAACCTGCTGTGTCGGCCACCAAAACCGCAGAACCGACTCCGGAGCCAACCGTATCCGAGTGGTGGAAGGTTCTGCTCAAGCGCCTCATGGAGCTGGTTTTCACTATTCTTGGTATCATGGCGACCGTCCTCGTCACCGTGCTAATGAAGAAGTACGGCTTCGAGAACTACTCCTCCAAGGTCAACGACATTCTCCTGAGAGGTACCGCCTACGCTGAACAGATGAGTGTCAAGGCTGCCAAACTCAGTGGCAAGCCTTTGGCTGGAGCGGAGAAGATGGAACTGGCCCTCGGCTTCGTTACAGACATGGCCAAGCAGTACAAGCTGCCGGACAAGGGCAAGGAATTCTGGACCAAGAAGGTCGAGGGTTGGTTGGGTGTGCAGAATCAATCAAACGGAACCTAGCGAAAAGGTACGGAGTAGCGGACAAAGAAGGTTGAAGGCTGGCTTGGAGTGAAATAGGACAGGTCTCATGGCAGATCGATTCGCCAATGGTCTAAAGCTCACGGCAGCAACTGCGAGTCAGTGTGGGCGTACATTTTCACGCTGGCTCGTGGAGTGGCTTACCCAGGTCTGTGGTTGGGAAGTTTTTGACGTAGTATCTGGCACCGGCTGGACCAACATTCTTTCATCTGGATCAGATGGTGCTACCAGCTCAACTTCCAACCAGTTCGTTTCGGCAACAGCTACGTTTGCTGCCGCTGATCTGGGTGGGTACTTGACCATCACAGGGTTCACAGGTCGTTTTGTCTCTCGGAACGGAATCTATCGTATCCGCAAGATCATCAATGCGACAACTGTGGAGCTGGAAGTCGAACGGTCAGTTCATGAAGACGGTTTTCCGGATGGACTCACTGGGCTGATCTGGAGGCTTTGGAGACCGGTTGCGACCTACGTTCCGACAGGAACTGACGTGATCGTGCTCAAAGGTCGCGGCACCACTGGTAGTGGCTACGATTTCCATCTCCACGTTGCCAGCCGTTCGACAAACAGCTACTTTCCAGAGCTTCGCATGAGCCCGTTCGCCTCATGGAACAGCGGATCTCATAGCTGGAATGACAGTCGCTACACCAGTGCCATCGGGATCGACAATGCGAGCAACAGTCTGATCAATGTGGATAATTGCCGAGTTTGGGGTGCTGCGGATGCCGATCGTTCTGTGATCATGTTCCGCACTGAGGATGACTACTTCGCCTGGCACTTTCTCTACTTGGGAGAGATCGATACGTTCTTCCCCAGCAGTGATCCTTGTCCGTGTGTTGCATGGGCTGGTAGTAACCCTGGCAATGCCACACCAGCCGGTGATGCTGTAACGTTGCTTGGATATGGGGCCGCAAGCAATATCAACGGTCGTGGGAACTGGCTCTCTTACGATGAGCTGACAACAATTGGTGCCTACCTAACCTTCTCGCACAGTCCGTATTCGTCGGAAGCGCACTGGTTGGCAGAGGGTCGTCGTAGATTCTCGACACCAACTCGAAGGAACTACTTGTTGGATCTCGTGTGCGAAAGTCGCACGAGTGGGCATATGGAATTTCGTGGCAAACTTCGTCGTGTTTGGATATCTGGTCGCGATCACCAACGAGAGACTCCCTTCGGTGCGAATAGCGAGTATCTGCACATTATAGGTGGCATCACAATTCCTTGGTTCAATACCAAGGTTTGGTATCAGGTGTAGCATGGACGAGAACGAGCGTAGAACGTTGATCACTGACTCCATCTGGTGGTGGTTGCCTGCACGGTGGGAGAATGCAGGTTCCTGGTACGAGGTTCTGCGCTATGAGTTGGTGGAGGAAGGGGTTGACGTGTACGTCACCAAGGATTCTGGTTCGGAGGTAGCAGTCAGGTTTGTTAACGACGAGTGTTTGGGTGAATTGAAGATTCTTCCCGAATCCGCTCGTGGGCGCATCTACGATGAGGTGGTTTGATGGCAAGCGAACGTAGGTGGCAAACAGGACTGTACTTGGCTGATCCTAGTGGTTACACATTCAATGGAATGCCAAGTAATGCTCTGTATCGATGGTTGTTTGAGTTCTTGGTGAAAGTGGTTGGTTGGACCGACGTTGATTCAGATGATGCCAAGTGGGACAACGTTGCGGCCTCTGGAGTGGATGGGGCCACCGACGCAGTTCTCACAGATCGATTCATTTCTGCATCAGCATCCTTCACCCAAGCTGATGTTGGAGCTTACCTAACTATTACGGGTATTGCTTCTCCAAATGAAGAACGAAATGGGATCTATCTGATAAGTGCTTTTGTCAACTCCACTACTGTTGTGTTGAATACAAACCTTGGAGTCCATTCCGATGGACTGCCAGTTGGGTTGTCTGGTTTGAGTTGGAGAAAGTGGCTACTTAACAGCACTACTGCTTATGTTCCTGCTTACAATGCGGTCAGTGTTGTAGCCGGAAGGGGAAAGACCGGAGCAGGGTTGAAGGACGCAGTGGGTCCGATTGGAACAGCTAGTTTTAGCATCTCAGGATCAACTGTGACTTTGGCTGACACTGGGGCTACCTTCCAGGCGTCAGATGTTGGCAAGGATGTTGTTATCGAGAATGCCACCACGCCAGGCAATAACGGTACCTACACGATCACTGCTTGGCTGTCCGCTACCCAGATTCAGTACACTAATGCGTCTGGCGCAACTGAAGCATTTGGTGGATCTACCACCTGGAAGATCAGGTACACCTTTCATTTGCACATCCAGGTAGCCACAGGATCGGCCAGCGACCCAACTCCCATGGGTGGGTTTACCATCTCCCCATGGCCTACTTGGAATGCAGGCACGAATTCTTGGAGTGATAGTAGGCACACAGCTCAGTATATACAGTCATTCCCTCAGCTTCTGGACAGACTTCAAACTACTCAGGTGTGGGCTGTTGCAGACATGGATTGCGTGACAATCTATGCAAGAACAGTAGAGACCTATTACGGGTGGTCACAATCCCACATCTTGTACCAATTCGGGGAACTTGATACGTTCTATCCTGCTCAAGACCCTCGACCTGTCATGATGATGGTGTCTCGTTCCCAGGCAGATTATAAAGACGCAATTGGAACGAGTGCTACTTGGTCAGCCTCTCCGTCTGGAAACATTAGGATGATGAGCTGGGATGATGTAACCAGTCTAACTGCGTATTTGATGTTCCCCCATTGTCCCTATTCGTCTGATTACAACTGGACTGCCGGACATCGAAGGCATAAGTCTCAGTTCAGCCATAAGTTGTATCGACTGCCACTAATTGTCGAGAGCAGAACAAGTGGGCACATGGAGCTTAGGGGTACGCTTAGGCACATACAGCGTACAAACACGAATCAACCGTTCTCACTGATGCCCATCGGAGCTACACATTCCTTGATACACATTGTTGGGGGTTTGTTACTTCCCTGGCATGGTGGGAAGCAATGGTATGAGTTTGGTGGTAGATCAAATGGCTCAAGCTAGAGGTGACCTATGACTAGCCGTTGGCTCAGAGAAGTTGATTGCCTTCAAGGTCCTACCCTCAGCCAGAGTTGGGGCATGAAGGCCACCGCCATCTTCCTTCAGAACGTGATGGGGTACACTTTCCAATCAACCAACTGTGGAGCTGGAAGAAGTTGGGTATCCACTGAAAAGAACGGAACCAATGGTTCTTTTGGTGGTAGTGATTGGATTTTCACAGAGTCCTCTTCAGAGCCTTTCAGCACGTCTGATGCCGATAAGTATCTCGTGGTCAGGGATGATACCAACCCGCGTAATGGAGGCATCTACAGAATCAGACGCTACATATCATCCACACAGGTCGAGATAGATTTCAAATCGGATTTCTATTATGAGTGGCCGACAGCTAGCACAGGGATATCCTGGTGGGTCGTAGCACGAACCTATGAGCTTCCCAGTGCACATGGAGATCAGGTACGACTCCAATCCCGGCATTCAACCGGTTGGGCTGTAGAGCTGAACTACCACTCCACCTACAATGCTGTGTGGGTGAGGGTCGCAGTTACCGGAGATTGGGGCGGAAAGGTCATAACCAGCGGATCGCCTTCCTTGGGGTACGGTTTTACGACCACAAGCAGTAGTTGTGGTGCCATTTGGAATGCCGAGGGCGATTATGACGGAGAGTGGCTACATCTGTGGCTTAAACAAGTAGACTACAACACGAGTTTCGATGAAAGTGTGGGCGGTGTTTGTGGCGGCATCATGATATCCAGAATTGATCCAATCGAGTCGGGTCATTCTTCAGATGAACTACTTGTAGTCTGCGGAAACACAAACGCTGGGTTCCTTACTGCGTGGCTTCAAAATGGATTCAACCGAAGCACGGATGATCGATCCAGTGGTCACGTAGCTGCTTGGAGCGATAATCTTAACAGTGTCCTCGATGGTTACATGCTCGAGTCCACTGCTGCGGGTTGGGGTAACGGTTTCTCCCATAACTACTACAGACAACCAAATCGACGTATCGGCAACAAAATTGAGTTGGTACAAGGCACAATAGTGATCCTTGATCCAAATAATGTCAAAGCAAGTTATCAAATTTTGGGCAGGATCAAAGGTCACTACACTTCAAGAGCCTTTTGTTCTGGGTTGGGCCGATATGGAACTATTGGCTATAGACACCTACCGTTGACCAAGGATTCAAGCAAAGACCTGTTGATGATCCAGGATGGCTGGATTATTGCTTGGCCTGGCGTGACACCACAAGTCTGAGAGGGTAATTGCGTGGCCACCAAGTGGATCAGAGAGCTTACCTCTGCGACAACCGGTACCAACACCGGCATCCCATTCGCTTTGAGGGCCATAGTAGGGTTCTTGGTTAATGCCCTCGGGTTCTCCCTTGATAGTTCTTCAGATCCCCCCACAACAGGAAGTGGCTCTTGGGCCAGTGCTGGCGGTGGAAACTGGACTCTCACTGCCACAGGTGGTGATTTCACTTCTTACGATGTTGGAGGACTCGTAACCATAGCTGGGTCTACTGCCCAAAACAACGGTTCATGGACTATAGTCTCAGTCGCCAGCAGAACAAGCTTGGTGTACTACAATCCAACTGTTGGAGCTACCAACGGTTCCGGTACATGGACCAGCACAGGGACAGGCACTTGGACAAGCTACAATCCAGGTGCTGGTTCGAATGGGGCGTTCTCTGGGACTGACAAGAACTTTGTGGATTCAACAGCCGGTGCCTTTCTGGCTGGTCATGTTGGGTACTGGATTCTCATAGATGGTGCCAACGCCGGATGGTACAAGATCACAGGCTATGTTGATGCCAACACTGTGACCATCGATTACAGATCTGGCGCTACGGAATACCCACCAAGTGATTCTGGGATAACTTGGCATTTGCTTCAAGATGGCTACTTCATCCCGACACGTTCCGGGGCATATGCTCAGCTTACTACTCCCCATGCAAATGGATGGGCTATTGAGTTCAAGTACACCAACTTTGCTTTCCATCAGGTCAGTATTCGTGTGGCCACAGATGGCAATTGGGCTGGTAGCAAGATTCTCGGTCCTGTGTACTTCGGCTGTGCTGATAGCAAAACCAATTGGTTCTATCTAGCAGCCGAAGACGATGGGTCTGCTCTACATGTTATGACTCATCAAGCAACTGACAATCGATATAATGGAGCTTTTGTCTGCAACATTACCCCCTACGACACTGGTCACACGAGTGACGAGAAAGTTAGTTTGTGGGGAAATAGCGGATCATCAATAACTGATGCCGACAACGGGAATCTCAACCACAACTACGACAGCAAGCGAGTAGGAAATGGTTACTGGTGGAAGGAGTGGGCGCAAGCTGTCAGATCTGTCTACATGGTTGCCTCCACCTACGCTGGGTACGCCAATGGGCTGGAGAAGTGGTCCTCTCGCGAGAAGAATCGGCGACTGAGTGGTAGCGGATCTGGTACGGGAGACAGTTTCTCGAAGACTGGATCAACAATCACTTTGACAGACGCTGGGGCTGCCTGGGTTGTCAGCGATGTCGGGAAGACAATCAAGATCAGCGGGGCAACTACGTCTGGGAATAACGGGCTCTTTGTGATCACGTCTAGAATCAGCGGCACACAGATCACCTACGAGAATGCTAGTGGGGCTACAGAGGCGTTTGCTGGTACGTGGGCCATTGCTGATTTCCAAGATGTGTTGGTTGGAACCACGGTTGTTCGCGATGAGAACAACACGACGGCTGAGTATGAGCTGGTTGGGCGTCTGCAAGGACATTACGGAGTGAGGGCATCGATCGGTAACAAGACAGCCTTCAGCGATTCAGCCCCTCATGCCTTGGACAAGTTCCACATGGCTGACGGTTTCGCCTTTGATTGGCCTGGCGTAACCCCACAACACTAAACACAATGGCTATCACTATTGACATTCAACTTGAGGTCCGTAACCAACCTGTCCATGAGGCATTCAACAACACGTGGGTGGTTGTAGATCAGCATCCCATTGATGTCGATCTGGTCCGTAACCAACCTGTTCACGAAGCCTACAACAACCCGTGGGTGGTTGTAGATCAGCATCCCATTGATGTCGATCTGGTTCGTAATCAACCTGTCCATGCGTGGGCTGTAGCAGCAGAGATAGAGCCCGAAATAGGCTCTGAGCCTGAGCCTTCGTCGGATCCGTATGTTGTTGAAAATCTGCTCAATCCAGCTCCGGGGGCTGTGGATGTTGGTGTCGCCGGCCCCTATTTGTTAGTGGTCGGTGATGCGATCTCCACAATGGAAGTTCCTACAATCGAAATTGGGAGGGTACCAACTACAGCTCCAGATCCTATCATCGGCATTGATCCTGACAAGACTGCAATCTCAGTGAGCATCAATGGAGGATCACCAGTTGATATATTCTCTGGAGGTATCCCACACGCCGGTTGGTCAGTAGTTTCTGCTGTCAATGACTATGCTGGAGTGAATCGCGGCATACAGGGTGTAGGAAGGAACTACACCCTAACTCCAGGAGTCTCTCTTCCGGGTAATGCTCTGGTTGAGATGCTTGTTGAGCTTGTCGATTACGGAAACAACTACTCATACTATGTTTGGACGTTCCGCACTGAGGCCCCGAGTATAGCAAAGATCAAAGAGATCTTTGTTATTTCGGAAGATCTTCTGCAAATCGAATTCACCCAAGATCTGGCTGTCATCGATAGCTACTTTGATCTCACCAGCTTCAGCATCACACCTTTGGGCGGGGCAGCAGATGTTTTCATCGAAGGAGTTCTGACTCCCATCGGGGCAAAGACGCCCTACCTATTTTTGAAGATCAAAGGTCTTCGATTCGGAAGCCAGTATCAATTCAATGTCTCCTTCCAAAAGCTTCACTCTTCAGATGGTAGCTGGGTCGCCCCTCAAAGTGGTGCATGGCTCATGCGACGGACCAAGGTCGATTCAATGAGAGCCAGCTTGGCCAGGTTCTACGATACGAGGTCTCGCGGCCTCATCCGAGGTCTCATTGAGGCCATCATGATCTCTGATGAGAAAATTGGTGGTGACTTCTAATGATCCTCACAGGAATCACTGAAGCATAGGAGTGTAGATCATGGCTGTTCCTGCCGTAACCTGTGCAGCGAAGATTACCAAGCCTTGGAACGATGGCGATGGACTGACCAGTGCGTCTCTATCCGCGACCGCTACTGGTTCACCCACGAGCTGGACCTGGACGATTCTCTGGGTGCCGGTGGGGCTCGAGACGTTGTTGTCTGGCGCCCATGGTGATTTCACCGATGGAGTTGCCACGACCGGACCGGGTGGGTCTTCGGCTGTGCTGCTGGCCGACATCCCGTCCGACATCGTCGGCGGCACGATCGTGATCCAGGCCGTGGCGACCAACGGCGAGGGTCCGAGCGTCCCGACCACCGACAAGAAGAACGGGCAACAGTGCGTGGTGATCGAGACCGAGCTTCTCGCGCTCCCGCTTCCCGGCGACAAGCAGTACTCATGGGGCGAGGCGCAGCTTCGCGAGGTGCTGACCAAGCTCGAGACGGCGGCCAGTGAGGGCGGAGGAGGAGGAACCGACGAGCACGCGATCCACGACAACGTGGACGATGAGATCGTTGCGATCACAGAGGAAGAATCGCCCGGGATGACCGATCTGCTCCTGCTTGAGAAGGCGACGGGAGAAAAGCGGCGGCTACAGATCATCAATCTGCCGATCCTGAAGCCGGTCAGCGTGACGGGCGGGTACACGGCGGACTACTGGGACTGTGCCTCGGTCAGCGTGGCATAGGAGCTTCGCCATGTGGAAGATGATTGAGCAGGACACTATCACCTCCGACTGTTCTGGAGGAGTGCCGCCCAACGATCAGGGAGCACAGATCATGGCCAACCTGTTCTGGTGGCCAGCGATCCTGAAGATGTGCGTGGTGGTGAAGAACGCCACCGGCGGTGCGGACGACGGCAAGCTAGAGCTGTGGGCACGCAATCTGACCTCGTGGACGAAGCTAGCGACCTCGCCCGACATCTTCGCCGGGCAACACCGAATCATGGCAGCCGTCGACGGCACGGACGGCGCGGTCGTTCTCGCAATTCATGACCTCGATGCCTCTGGGTATCGGTTCTCGAAGCTCGCCTGGAGTGACCCAAACTTCGTGTGGACCGAGCCCTATCCGGGTCTCGATGGCAGCTACTTCGGGACCGCCGGCGGGGAGGGGGGGCCTCCCATGATGTGCTCAGGCACCGACGGAGGCCGCCCGCGACTCTTCGGAAACTTCGACGACGGCCTCGGCGGTTACGCGTTCTCCTCGGCGGGGTTCGACCCCTCCGGGGGCACTGACGGGCTCGTGCTCCACCAACCTGCGCCAGCGTACATCCTGACTTACGGAATCGCTTACTTCGCTTTCGAACTCGATCCGGTGCGCGACGTGGTCGTGATCTTTGGCGGCGGGGGTGGTGATGGCCTCTACGCCAAGGTTTGGGAGAGCGCATCTCCCGCCGCGCCATTCGCAGAGGTCGAGTGGTCTGGCGCGGGCCCTTACGCGAGAAGTGGCGCTGCCATGTGCTATCACGCCGCACTCGGGAAGATGTTAATCTACGGAGGTTATGCGGGTGCGCAGAGCTACCGAGGTCGCGGTGCTTGGAGCTGGAATGGCACCCTGTGGACGAGGGAAGCAGGACTCGAGACCCAGTACAACGACCCAGTGCGCGGTGGCATTGCCAACAACCACTTCTTCCGAGACCGGACGCGCATGGCCTATGACCCGGTTCGCGGTGTTCCTGTGGTCTTCCGCGGCGTGCAGCTCGATTAGGAGACATCGTGGGCTACAAGTTAGTAGAACAGGACACCATCACCTCTGACTGTGTGGATGGTCTTCCTCCGCCAGGTGAGGGTCCGGGACACATGGTCCACCTCAACATCTTCTACTGGCCAGGCCCCAACAAGGTGTGCTTCGTCACACGCAACATCACTACCGGATACCTCGAACTCTGGACACGGACGCCCGGCAGCCCTGCGTGGACGAAGGTGTCGGACTCGGGCGCGGAATGGAACACGACCTATGAGGTGCTGGCCTGCTACGACCCTACCGATGGCGGGGTGGTGCTGGCCTACCGCGTGAATGACATCGACAGCGACTGGCGCTGGGGCAAAATCGCCTACTCGGCTCCGAACTACACCTGGAGTGCTCGGTACCCGGGAACGACTACCGATTGGCAGTTGCAGCCAGGACTGGACCTCGTACTGTGCCGAGGCACGACGACCAATCCACGACCGCTGGTGATCGGGTGGATTCGCACACCGCCCGCAGCGTTCGCGTGGCAGTCGGCCTCCTTCGACCCCACAGTCGCCGATGGTCTCGATTACCAGTGCGCCGCTAGTGCCTTGCCATGGACGGGCACAGATGCGATCTATGGCAGAGCTGCACTGGACGAATCGCGGGACGTGATCGTATGGGTCACGAACCAGGATGGCACACCGGAGAATCAGGGCGTGTGGGAGGGCAGCGGACTATCAGGCGACGGCTTCACCAAGGTGTCTGACGGCGCCAATGGTTTCTCGCACCGCTTCGGACACAGCGTGTGTTATCACCCCGGGTTGCAGGGAGTGATTGCGTACGGCGGATTCGATGCCATGGGCACCGGAGAGCCCATGGGGCGTGGTGCCCATCTCTGGAATGGAACTCTGTGGGTTCCCAAGCTGGGAACCGAGGTGACGTACAGCGACCCCCTCGGTGGCGAGGCCAACAATCACTTCTTCCGCTTCTTCTCGAGTATGGTTTACGACCCGGTTCGCGAGGTGCTGGTGCTCTTTCGTGGCACGCAGAAGCCGTAGGAGATAGGTATGGCATGGATCCCGAATTCGACCCTGGAGTTTCTCGAGCTGCGGCTGCAACTGCCAGCGGCGGACGCCGACCATATCGGCTGCCAGGTGGCCGCCCGTCTTCCTCCTGATGTGGAGGAGGGCTTCTCTCTGGTCGTCTACCCAGATGGGAGCGACACGATCAACGGGGAGACCACCTACGAGATTGAGCTGCCCGGAACCTCGATCACCGTGATCGTGGGCGAGGTTGGAAACTGGTGGGGCATCGCCAAGTTCGACATGCCAGACCCGCCGTACGAGCCAGCACCCGAGTGGTGAGTGATATCCCCCAGGGTGAATGGGAGTAGCAAATGGATGAACCGATCTGCACCTACGGCGGCGGACAGTACGGAGAGCCTGATCCTCCCTATGGGGAGTGTCTGGATGAGAGTGGACCCACACCTCCTTCTCCTACTATTCTAAGGATCCTCACGGTACAACTAATCGCTGACGATGAAGTAAGGATCAAATTCTCCATCCCGATGTCTCTTGACGGACTAACCAATGTGGCCAACTACGTTTTTGCGCCGGTAGTGCAGGTCAACGAGGTTTTAGTACCAACTGCTCTTGGCAGCATCAATTATGTTGATCTACATGTCACTGGGCTGGCAAGTGGTGTGCAGTACACTTTGTCGCTCAACAATATCGTTGACGTCAACGAAAGTGGTGTGACAGCCGAGTTGGTCTTTACACCTGGCGACACTAAGTCGACAAAGCTGATGGGTGGTCTGCCACGTATGTACACCTCCGATATCAAGTCTCTGATGCGGCATCTTTTGGTTGCTGTTGGCATCGAGGATGAAATCATAGGTGGTGGAGACCAGGTTTCCAGGACTATATTTTCCAGGACTAGGTGACTGATGGCCAATCAAGAAAAGAATGATCTCACTGAGGTCAAGCAAAAACTCAACAGTCTCCTGGAAGCGGTACAGAGCAAGAAAGAAGAAAGTCAAAAGAGCGGCACGTCGTGGGGTTGGGTCACAGCAGCCATCGCAGCTATCCTAGCCTTCGTTGGACTAGCCTTCGCGGCCTACGATGCCTGGAAGAAGGGCCGAGAGATCGCCAAGCTAAAACACGAAATGGACAAACAAGAGGAGTTGAAGATTCAAGCTGAGATCAATGCCAAGATCACAGCTGAGAGCGACGTGCAGAAGTCACAACGGATGGTCGCAGAGCAGCTAGCCAAGCAGATTGAGAAGACTAAGAAAGAGATCATAGCGCTCGAGAAGGAACGTCTATCTGTTCATAACAAGATCGACAAGGTCACCAGCTGGGCCGACATCGATAAGCTGATGGGTAAATGACATGCGCTACCTGATCGCAGTTCTGATCTCCATGTTGGTTGTTCCACCAACACTCAGCCTGGCCCATCCCCCGCTCTTCCGGCTGCCGGAGGGAAAGCGAGTCGAAGTCTCGGGAGAGACTCTGCAGGGCTACACGCTAGAGGAGATGAAGGTGCTCCTCAAGATGGACGCGGACCTGGAGAGCTTTTCGGAGCAGCTACCGAAGATCAAGTCCGCACTCGATGCAGCTGAGAAAGCTCTGAAGGCCAAGGACACCATGCTCGAGTCCAAGGACAAAGCGATCAGCCTGCTCACGCAAGACCGTAACCGAATCACGGAAAAGTGGACTCAGGAGAACAAATTACGGCATGAGTGTGAGAACAAACCCAAATTCGGAAGTTGGATTGCCTGGGGGCTGACGGCAGTCCTGGGTGCGACAACCGTAGCCTTGGGGATCACTCTTGTGGTAAAAGAGACTCGTTGACGCTGAGAAGATCAAGCGTCATAGGCCTTGGTCTGAAGGAAACACACATGAGAAGGTTCCACCTACTTAGGCTCGAAGATGAAACTGGCACTAGTGGCAAGGGGGTGGTCGCTGAGGGCGTCAAATTCACGGATGGTGTCGTAGCGGTGCGCTGGTTGTCACCAACTCCAACGACCGTGATCCACGACAACATAGATTCGGTGACCAAGATCCACGGTCACAACGGAAAAACTCAGATCGTCTGGAGAGACGAGTAGCCCATGTGGGAATTCGTGAAAAGTGCGCCTTGGACCTGGGCAGTTGGTGCCTTGATCTTTGTTTCTGCAATCGTGGGTGTTGTCTGGGGTGTGGTGAGACACCACGATCGGGGCTTCATGAAGCGTGGCACCAACACGCTTCAGTGGGGCAAATCTGACATCCCCTTAAAGATCAAATACACCCGACAGGTTCATAGCACCTATGTGGAGCTAGCAAAGCTCTGCACTGCTCAGCTCAACAATCGATTGGGCAAGCTTATCTTTGATCCTGTGCTTGACCGGTACGAAGACAGCGGAAACCTGACCAAGATCGACGTGCTTCTGGACAAGTTGGACATACCCTTCAGTGCAGTTGAGGCACCAGATGGATCGGTGAGGGTCGAGGACAACGTAGGTGGCCGCACCGACGTGTACGACAACGCCGGCCGAATCGTGTTGGCCAAAGTCCTCATGCCTGATCCAGCCAAGGGCTGGGCCAACGGTACAATGCTTACACATCTGAGGCACGAGCTAGGCCATGCACTTGGATTGGACCACGATGACAAGAAGGATTCTGTGATGCACCAGGTCTCAGAACAGCGGACCAAGGATTTCACAGCTTCTGATCTTGATAGGCTGAAAAAAACGTACTTGTAGCTTCTTCTACGCGGAGTTGATGATGGACCAACGGCCTGGCGGCTCGATCCTTTTTCTAATCTTCTGCGAGCACACAGTCTTCTTCAAACTGGACTCGATCTTCCCTGAGTGCTACCTACATCGGGATCAGATGCCACGTACTGATCCTTTGATGTGTTTGTACTCGAACTGCCCAGGGAACAAGAACTGCATGGAGACTCTAGCCAAGCGGATCTTCGTTCTATTCCATGAGGTCATTACCCAGGCTGATCTGATTGTCCTCTACTACCGCAAGCAGACCTCAGATAGCCTTGGCGCCGGACTCTTTTGGAAGGACATGCGGGAGCCCAGGTACATCACCATGAATCCGTCTGCTTGGGACCTCATCAAAACCCGTGGTCTGGTCTTCCAATTCACACCGGGACCCTACTTTTTCCTTACTGGTTCTGCACCGCCCCCGAAAGAGGAGACCGAGAGCGAAAAAAGTGCTCTCTAGGACCCTCGAGAACTGTATAAAGGTATGTGACAACACCAATCACACCAAAGAAGCCGGTCGTCGGCCGCAACGAGGCAGACCAGCATCCTGAGCTGAATGGGGCCCACCTCCTAGTCTCCGTGGGGCTCAAGAAGCGCTGGTCCAAGAAACCAACCTACTGGATCGAGATCTACGGCAAGCACGAAGCTCGGCCTAGTGGTCACCCGCCCCCTTCAGCGACGAAGATCATCCGCTTCTACGTCTTCCGCCAGTGGTCCTTCATCAAAGGATCCATGTTCGATGAAAACCGTGAGTTGGTGGCGGGAGGATTCTTGATCCCGACGTGTTTCACCCAGGTCCGGGCGGCGTTGGAGGCGAGCACTGAGATTGTGCGCAAACAGGTTGCTGACAAGGGCTATGATGTGTGCGATGTCAACATCCCCGATGAGGTGCAAAAGGCTACGTGGGGGATGCTACTTCTGAGCGAGCTAAACACGCACAAGGACATCTTTTTCAAGATCAGCAACGACAAGGGCCAGCAGCGTGCAGAGGAAGCTACAGAGATCAAGATGATGGCCAAGCCACCCGCCAAAAAGGTAGACTTCTGGGACACAGCTCGACAACGTGAGAAGAAAGCCAAATGGTAGCTTATGACAAATCCTGCACCATTGTGATCAACGGTGCAGATGCCTGCATCGAAGGGATCGTCCCCTGGAACACGGTGATCGACGCGACCAGCTACTTCTCGCCCGGCTACCAGTTCAGTCCTCGCTTCCGCATGCATCAGTGGGATGGTAGGATCAAGCTCTTCAAGCTGCGGACTCGATCTTTCCCAGCTGGCCTGACAAAGGATGTCCAGACCGCCCTCTCAGAGATCGGCGTCAAGACACACGTTGACGAGCGGCGAAAGATGCCGGCGCTTCCGCCCCTCGATGTCAATTGGACGCGAGGACTTGAGCTGGAGGGGGTCAATTTCGCGTACCCGTACGACTACCAGACAGACGTGGCTGAGAAGATGCTCGAGGCCCAGCGAGGCATCGTGGCCATCGCCACCAACGGGGGCAAGACCGAGATTGCTTGCCTCGTGACCGCTGCCCTGCGCCTTCCCACGCTGTTCCTGGTGCCGGGCAAGGAATTGCTCCATCAGACGGCCAAACGCTTCACCAAGCGGCTCAGGCTGCCCGAGAGCGACCCCTGTGGGGTAGTTGGGGACGGCATCTGGAAGGAGGGCTCCTGGGTCACGGTAGCTTCGGTCCCCACCCTCTTCCAGAGCCTGGCCAAGGAACGTGGCAGGAAGCTCCTGGAGCGCTCCCAGCTCGTCTTCGCGGATGAATGCCATCATACCGGGGCGGACAGCTGGTATCTCGTCCTGAGGGCCTGCAACGCGTTCTTCCGGTACGGGATGAGCGGCACTCCCCTGAAGCGTACAGACGGGGCAGATCTGCGGCTCGTGGGTGTCACAGGTCCACTCATCGCGGAAATTCGCAACAAGGAGCTGATCCAACGGGGCATCTCGAACAAGGTGAAAATCGAGATAATCCGCATAGATCAGCCCGACGACATCGACCCAGCAACGCCCTACCAGGACGTGTACCAGATCGGCATCGTCGAAAATCCCTATCGAAACAGGGCGTTGTGCAAGAAGATCGAGGAGAAGGTCGCCGCCAAGAAGAGCGTCATCGTGCTCGTCAAGGAGATCTTCCACGGTGACAGGTTGGATGAGAACCTGTGGAAGTACTGTAAATTTGTACCCCACAAGTTCATCAACGGCCAGGAGACCTCCGAGGTCAGACAGCGTGCTCTGGCTGAGTTCGAGAGCGGCGCTCTGAAGGTGCTGATCGCCACGTCGATCTTGGATGAGGGAGTGGACATCCCCAACATCGACGTGATGGTGCTGGCAGGTGGAGGCAAGTCGTCAATCAAGACGCTGCAGCGGATCGGTCGAGGTCTCCGCAGAGGAGGATCATCGGACACCCTTGAGGTGGTGGACACAGCCGACTTCACCCACGAGTACCTCCTGAAGCACAGTCTGCAGCGCCTCGAGGACTATAAGGCCGAAGACTGCTTCGAGATCATCGTTGCGAGGTAAGTCTTTCATGGCTACTACGTGGAAGGGGAGTCGTCCACAAGACTTCACAATCACCATGAGTGGGCCACACCAGTTTCAACCTGGGATGCTCATCAATATCGACACTGGTGACGGCAAAAAGAAGCAATGTATGATCACAGAGATCGTCGATAGGCACACGTTGCAGCTCGCAGAGCTAACAGCGCAAGAGCAGTCCTTTGGATCACCTGTGGTGTATGGGATGATCAGGCCAGAGAAGGAACGTACGGACATCGTCAGGCGTGAGGATGCGCCCTACAAGGACATCGAGTGATCAAGCAGCCTTCGGATAGGCCTCGTCGATCAAGTCCGCCACAGGGGCGTCCCGGTCGTGGTCTCCGAAGAACCGCTGATCTGGCGCACGCTCTACCAGCTGGGCTGAGTGTACCGCTCCCGTTGGTACTACAGGTACTGGGACGGAAGCGCATACGACAGCGTTGGAACACACCAGACATAGTCTGGCGTGTGCTAGGCCGTACAGGCCTGGCAGGGCTGGGTGAGCTGGGGCCCCGCATCTGTCGCAACGAAGGTACATGGTCTCCACTCAGTAAGCATCGATCCAAGTTGTGGTCGATTGAGATCAAAAGTCAAGAGGTTTTTTCATGGATACCGTGATCCACATCAGCCCTGTTGGTTGGTGGGTCTCCTATAAGAAGGACCAATGGACCGGTCCCTTCAAGGATGAGAACGAGGCCCACGAAGCGGCCAAGGTGATTGTGCCGATGATCTATCCGGAGTACCAGCTACTACGGGTCATGCCGTGGGAACGGAAGACCTGTCCCAACGTCTACAACGAATTGTTGACGAAGAAGAATAGGAGATCGAAATGCCAGGACTGATCATCAATGGCAAAGAAGAACTGGTTGATGGACTCACCATCATCAACTACAAGGACGAGCCCAAGCTCAAGCTCAAGGCGGGCGAAGACATGCGGGCGCGCAAGACCCGCTGGATTCGTTCGATCGTCCTGCACAACACCAAGAACATCCAAACCAAGGTCAAGGCTGGCTTTGGTCCCTCCACCAATCTCGGCAAGCGCATCGCCGATCTTTGGGCCACGAGCAGCAAAAACGCTGGTGCTCACCTGTCCGTGGACTGGGACGGGACGGTCTACTGCCACGCAGATCTACTTCAGGATGCGACCTACCACGCAAGTTCGATGAATGAGGTCTCGATCGGAATCGAGATCTACGAGGATGGGAAGGGCGTGGTGTACGAGGGCCAGCTCGACGTCGTGGTCAAACTCGTGGTCTGGCTCTGCCGGCGCTTTGGTATCCAGATGCAGATGCCGATCGCCATGGACAACTCCGAGATCTCTCGGATCAAGCGTGGCGGCGAAGACTGTGTAGGGGTGTTCGGTCACTGCCACCAGAACCACAAGGACAAGGCCCACGACCCTGGCATCGACATCTTCAAGCGCCTGAAAGCCGATGCTGGGTTCAAGGAGTTCGACTTCGCTCATCAGGGCATGCCTGATGACATCAAGTACTGGATGATCACCCAGAAGGCACTCGATCTCGTAATCGACGGTGTGCCTGGCCCCAAGACCTGCGACGCACTCCAGGCTCGTGGGTTTGCCAACGGTCTCTACGACTGGAAGACGACGCTGTGGTCTTGAAATTCAACAATAGCCAACAAGCCAGGTTGTTGGCAGAGCTGACAGGTGATCTGGTTCAAATCGAAGAGGCCGAGATCAAACACCCAACACTTGACCACATGTGCATGTTGGTTGGCAGTGTGAGAGATGGTGGTCGTACCAAGCTCTGGTTGCGGTTGGAGGAGGTTTCTGAACTGACTTCTGCTGTTGATCCTATTCGTAGACCGCCGATTAGAATGAAAAAGAAACCACCACCCATGAGGCAAAAATGAGAACCGTGATCATTTTGAAGGCACCAAAGCCGTGAAGTGTAGCAGAAGAGAAGATCGTCGTCGTCTTCGAGGTGGCTCGCAACTGACGCGTAAGAAGCGTCGACGAAATCGTATGCTGCGTCTGGTTCTCACTAGACGAAATCGCAGGGTACAGCGACAACAACTGGCCCAAGAGGAATTATGATCAAGCAACCTCCCCCTGTTCGACCTCCGGTGAAAGGCTGGAAACAGGCGCCTGGCGGCAAGATTTTCACCGGGGACTGCATCGACATGCTCAAAGAGCTGAGTTCAGAGTCTGTTGATCTGTCAATCTTCGATCCCGCCTACGAAAGCCTGGAGAAGCATCGAGCTGTCGGATCGAAGACCAGGCTCAAGCACTCCAAGGCCTCCAGCAACGATTGGTTCACGACCTTCCCCAACGCCCGATACGGGGAGCTGTTCCAGCAGCTCTTCCGAGTGATGAAGCCAGGGACTCACATCTACATGTTCTGCGACGAGGAGACTCGCGACGTGGTGACCTGTGGCTGGTCTCCTCAATCTCCGAATGTCAACCTCGGTTTCTCACCCATCCTGGCCGCCGGCTTCAAGTACTGGAAGGCTCTCATCTGGGACAAGATGATCGCCGGCATGGGCTATCATTATCGAGCCCAGCACGAATTCATCGTTATGGCTGAGAAGATCGTGAGAGTGAACAAGCACCGGCAGCTAAACGATCTAGGACCAGGTGACGTCCTCCAGCATCGTCGCCTCAAGGGACCGGATTACTACCCGACGGAGAAGCCTCGAGAGTTGATCGAGCTGTTGGTGAAGCAGTCGTCGAATACAGGTGACACGGTGCTTGATATGTTCGCTGGTTCTGGTGTGGTGGGTCAGGTCTGCCAGGACATCGATCGTCGTTTCATCCTGGGTGACATCGACACCAAAGAGATTCGCCTGAGACTCGTATGACCACGCTCAAGATCACCTTTGATCCCGATACCAAGTTCTGCCAGCTTCGCTTCGGCTACAATAAGCGATTTGCTGAATTCATGAAAAGTGGGATCACTCCTCTTTCTTATCGGCGCTGGGTGGCAGACAAGAAGTACTGGGAGGTCCACGTCTCGAAGCTGGCTCGTGTGGTCGTGGTGGCCCGTCGCTACTTCGGTCATGTCGATTACTCAGAGCTGCCAGGTGGCCTACAGATCGAGCTGGCCATCAGGATGAGTGCCTTCGATGACGTGGAGGCACCGCCCAAGAGGACGGCTTCTACACCGCACGATGTGCTCTACCTGCTACCCACTGCGCCAATCGAGGTGGTCAAGGCAGCCTATCGAGCCCTGGCTCTTATTCATCACCCAGATCGGGGCGGTGACGAGGAAATCCTGAAGGAGATCAACTCTGCTTACGAAACCATCACTGAGGCGAAAAAAGAGGGTTGACAAACGACCCGACCTAGTTCAAGGATGAAGAATGATGTTCCAAGCCGCAAAACGAACAAAGTCGAGCGCCCGGAGTTGGCGCGGGACGTGTTCGTTTAGCGTGCGCCCAGATCATAGCTCGAGGGAATTGGGTACCCTGCAGTCTTACCCGAATACCCTCGAGCCCATTGGAGCGCCAGGCGGCTAGGACTCGAGGAAACATAGGACTCGAGAGGCCGCCTGGGAAACCAAGCGGCCTTTTTTTTGTTCTGGGTGGTTCGTCCAACTGGAAGGGCCCCGGGCCGTAACCCCGGCTATCTAGGTTCGACTCCTAGACCACCCATTGGAGATCGACTATGTGCTTGCAGGAATTCATGCACCGCTTGAAACAGAGGCTTGAGTCAGATCAAGCCTCCGTGGTGCAGCGGCTAGCACACATGGCTTTTACCCATCGAGACGCAGGTTCGAGTCCTGCCGGGGGCACTGAAGGAAGTCGGGCTCGAAGTGTTATGGTTGCACAGCGGACTCTTAATCCGACAAGTGAGGGTTCAACTCCCTCCGGGCCCATTGAGAATTGATCCGGGTTAGCCTAGCGGCAAAGGCAGCGCGCTCTGACCGCGCCATCGAAGGTTCGAGTCCTTCACCCGGAACTGCGCAACTGGCCCTTGACAATTGAATAGCTGGTCGTGGTCGTTTGGTGAGGTCGTCCAATCGGTAGGACACCAGACTGAAAATCTGGGAACGACGGTTCGACTCCGTCCCTTGCCACCACTTGGGCCTGTAGCTTGAAGGTCGAGCCACCGGCTCATAACCGGTTGGTGAGTGTTCGATTCACTCCGGGCCTATTGATCGGGTGTCGTCTAACGGTAGGGCCGTGGACTTTGGATCCATGAATAGAGGTTCGACTCCTCTCACCCGAAAACGGGGAGTAGGGCATTGGATGACCCGCTTGCTTTGGGAGCAAGAATAAGCTGGTTCGATTCCAGTCTCCCCGACTGATCTTCATTCCAGAGTAGCTCAAAGGTGGAGCGGCGCCCTGTTAAGGCGATGGCTGGGGGTTCGAGTCCCTCCTCTGGAGCCAGTAAAGTTGATCCGCCTCGTGGCTCAGTGGTCCGAGCAGTCGGCCGATAACCGACAGGCGAGAGTTCGATTCTCTCCGAGGCGACTGTGGCCGTGGGGTAGCGGTAGCCCGTCAGGTTGTGGCCCTGAAGGTGTGGATTCGACTTCCACCGGTCACCCTCGATCAGTGATGCCCCGGTACACCTCCGGTAGGGTAGGGCGAGGCCGGCTCACTGATCGTTTGGGGAATTAGTGAAATGGGATCACGCCTGGTTCGCAGCCAGGAGTCAGGAGTTCGAATCTCCTATTCTCCACTTCTAAATACTAAAAAAGTATTTGTATAAATGGCATTTGAACCATCAGAGGGATTATATGCTGGTTTATCATTTGTTCCTACTGCGGACTTGAATGCAGCAAAAAATGATACCGATAAGTTTAAA